GGAAATACAGGCTGTGCAGGATCACATGCACTTCGGTATAGGTGGAGGTCATGCCCAGCGGTGTGCCGTCAAGAGGGTTGACGAGTGGGAACTCCGTGCCGGCGTTTTCGGTTGTGAAGGGTTCTTGAAAACCGCCTTGTGGGCGCACGATGGTTTCAGTGCCCAAGTTGATAACTTGCTCTTCCGAGAAGTTGATGGCCTTCACTCCGATGCGTGGGTTTGCGATGGTGATGGCGTTGGCGCGTGTGTAAGCAGTGCCTGCGAGAGTGGTTTCTTTGTAGTCAGCCATGGTGATTCCTTTAAGTTGGATTCGAGTGCGGTTAAACGTGCGGTGAGTGCTTCGATCTGAGCCTGTTGCTCTTGCACAGCCTTGATGAGCATGGGCACAAACACGCTGTACTTGACCGACTTGGTTGTTGTGCCAAGGTCGTTGCCATCGGAGTCGCGGTCAGGTGTTTCCTCCACCAAGCCGGGGAATACCTGCTCCAATTCCTGTGCGATCACACCGAGTTGCTTGTGTGTGGGGTCGGCTTTAAAGCGGTAGTTCACCACCCGAACTTGCATCAGGTCATCCAGCTTGGGGCTGGCGTCGGTGATGTTTTCTTTCAGCTTGGCATCAGAAAACGCGCCGTAGCTGTTGTTGGCGTTTTGCAGGTTCCCGTTACCAAGGATGTATGCCTTTGCGCCCACGCCTGACGTTACGCATTGCAAAAAGTACGACGATGCGTTGTTCGTGTTTGACCCCAACGCAAAATAACCAGCGGTGTCTCCGCTCACGTTATTGGCGTTGGTCAGATGAAATTTCCCGCTGGCGCTCGTCGCACCCACCAACAGGTTGCCCGATGCGTCGATTCGGGCGCGTTCGACTCCGTTCACGCCAAAAGCCAATGGCACAGACCCATAGACCATTGCCGTCGTCCCAGCAGCGCCGCCAACAATCGCAGCCGCATCACCGATGGCAGCAATCGTTGTGCCGCCTGTGCTGGCGTACAGTGCGCCACCTTGCCCTGCGCCACTGCCGCCGTTTGCCCGGATAATGCACGCGCCAGTGGCTGCTGCGTCTATCTTGGTCGTAGGGCTTGCAGTACCAACGCCAAGGCTGCCAGTATCCCGCCCGATCAGCACGTTGCCGTTGGTGAAATCAGCCCCGCCTTCTACGTTAAGTTTACCGAGACCAGAACTGCCAATCCTATTTACAAGTAATTCGCCACTGCTTGTCAGCGTCATCGCCTGCGTGAAGCTGATCGGGTTGCCTGCTGTGCCGGTGGGGGCTGTGTACCACTTGTGCGCACCGTCGCCGTGTTGCTGGTAACTCAGCGCATACGCACCTGAATTTATGTATTTCTGCGATCCGTCGTTGTAGACGTTGGTTGTGAAGTTTGTATACCCACCACCGCCAGCAAAGTACCCACCGTTCGGGAGTTGGAAAGCAGTAAAACCACTCCATGCACTAGGAGTAACGCCCAAGCCAAGGTTGCCCGATGCGTCCTTCACGAACTGCCCACTGCCCAGATTGACCACGCCCGTGCCGCCTGTGAGCGTGCCTGTGTAGCTGGGGTTGGCAGCGGTCAAAAACTGATCAGTGGTGACTTTCTTTGTCACACCACCCTGAACCAGTGGGATTGTTTCTGCGCCCGTCAGTGTGCTTGCTGCGGGAAGTGCTGAGATTTTTGTGCGTGACATGGCTTATTCCATTTCAATGTAGAGGTCGGACTCAGTGGCAAGCTCATTGCCAGCCTCGGTCAGAAGTGCTTGCAGAGTCGGGTCATACGCTTTCGTTTTGCTGTTGATGAACGACTCGACTGTGGTGATCTCTGCTGCTGTCATTGACTTGCCTTTGAGCGCCAACTGGTACAACCTACCGTTGAATGGCAGGCTGGCGTTGTTGCGGCGACCGATGTACAGCGGGTAGTTGCCGAAGTTGCCTGTGCCAAGGTCTGCCGACGAGTTCACGACCTGCACGCTGTTCGACCTGACCGTGATGAGGTCACCAGATATGTTTGAAGCCGCAGCGATGACGTAAGTAACTGGAGGTGTCACCGATAGTGACGGGTAGCTCAACACAGTGCCACGGGTTGAGAAGTAGTCGCGTGCGTCCGACCACGCACCAGTGAAATACGAGAAGCTGCCGTTGTTCGTATCAGAGGTGGCCGATGTCTCAAGCACAGCTCCACTTGTTATACCGACCTTATGCACCCCAGCAAACACCGTCATCTTGTCGGTTGATGTGAAGTCAATACTCGCAGCGGAGTACATGCTGTCATCCACGCCGTCGAACTTCAGATATGCGGGGAACTTGCTGAAGTCGTAGTCGTAGTCTGTTGCTGTGTTGACGCGCTGGTAGGGCAGGGATGCGTCGGATGCTGGGACTAGGGATGCGCCCCAGATGTAGATGCCTGAAGTGCCGTCGCCTGCGTACGCGGTTGGCGTTCCGTAGGCGTCAATTGTTGGTGTTGTCGAAGATGTCAGATATGCGTAAGCCTGCATCTGGGCCGGAGCGGCGGTGTTACCAGACATGACGATGCGGTACCACCCACTGCCTGAAGCTGTGATGCTGGTTGACGTAATCGTCCCGCTGGATCCTGCTTGCGTTTTCGACACCGTACCGGTGCTCAGGTCATATACGGCTGTGATGTACTTGTTTGTCGCACCACCGTAGAACGATAAGCAGACTTGGTTTCGTCCGTTTGCTTTCACATACAGACTGAAGAAAAAAGTGTCAGAGGTGACCGGAAGACCCGCAGCAGTGCGTCCGATATATGGCGATGCAGTTGCCGCTGCCTCTATCAAACTGTCGGCTGTGGTTGTCCCGTCAGGCGCAGTCGTGGCATTCGCCGTTACGGTTGCGCTGCCCTTTGCCCAATACACGTCATCAAACTGCTCAGTCTTGGTCAACAAGTTATACCGACTAGACAGCGTGGGCCGACTCGTTGCCGTGGGCTGGATTGCGTGGTTGCCGCCGCCTGATTTGTCAAGAATGCGACCGACAGGCTGCTCGACTGCTGTGACGGGCGTGGTGCCTGCGCTGTCTTGGAACATGGTCGCCAAGTCTGACGGGTCATACCATGCGCCGGGGCCAGCGGACTTCAGGATGTTGATTGCGCGTTGAACCGCACTCAGCGTGTTAATGGCCGTCAGGCTCAATCCGAATCCAAAGACCATGCAACACCCATGAAGTTGATTAGAAAATAGCTACGAGGTTGCTAGCAGTAGTTCCAGTGCTGAACACTCGGCGAACCCGAACGGGTAACGTGGACCCACTAGGAGCCTCTGTAAATGTGACTGTCGAGCCTTGTGCAGTGGTGACTTTTACGTTACCGCCCACACCCACGTACACGACCGAGAATTGGGCCAAGTCAGCGGAGTCACTTAATGTGACAGCCGACGCATCCTCTGGATACATCGGGTAGGTTGGAGAAGGAGAGGTTTTGGCCATGTCAGCGCCTCAACTCATCAGCTCAGGGCAGCGCCGACGGCGGTGACCCAAGCCGAGCCGGTGCAAATGACCACGCAATATTCATTGTTGCCAGCGCCGTTATCGGATACGATATACACAGTTCCGGCGGTCGTGGAGGCGGCAGCGGGCAGGTTGGCGGTGGTCACCACGGGGATTTGGAAACCGGCCAGCGATTTGACGGGGCCGGAGAAAGTAGTACGTGCCATGATTTGATTCCTTACATGCTAGTCATGTGAACGGCTGTCTGCATGTCGTCAGCTCGGGGTCTTGAGCTGTCAACCGTTCTAAAGAGATCCCCCAGAAAAGACCTGCCGAAGCAGGTCTTTTGAAGTGGCGCTCTAGCTCAGTGAATTATACACCGGCAGTGCCGAACAGACCGCGCGGGTCAGTCCAACCCAGAGCGTAACGCTCGGTGGCCTTGTAGCGCATGCTGTCGGTTTCGAAGTCGCCTTCCATGGACTTTTCCAAGCCACGACGCATCAGCAACTTCAGACCTTCGGGGGCATCCGTCTGGATGAACCAAGAAGTCGTAGAGGTGATACGTGACAGGTTGGCTTGGCCACCTTCCAGCAGACCCATGCTCTTGACCGGGTTGATGTCGTTGTCGGCAGAGCCGGAACGCAACACCGATTTGAGAAGCACTTCGGCCTGGAACACGTTGGAAGGGCCGGTGACGATCTTCTTGGGTGTCAGGCGGATACGCTTACCGTTGTTGTCAACGGCGTTGCGGATCTGGATCAGCACCTGTTCCAGCGAAGTCTGCGACAGAGCCGCAGCGGTAGCCAGTTGGTTGCTGAACGTGCCGTTCACGATCGGGTGGTCTGTAGCGATCAAAGACTTGCCGTCGCCGCCTGCGTACGAGCTGTTGAAAGCACGGTTCAGGATGTTGGCGGCCAGGGTCTCTTTCGTCTCAACCAACGACTGAGCCAGGTGCTTGGCGTAAGTCTGGCCCACGCGAACGTGGTCGCCGTCTTCCACCAACACTTTGGTCAGTGCGAAGGCCAAACCGTACACTTTGTACAGGTAGCGCTGCAGGAACAGCACGCCACCGGACTGGTACGTCACAGCCATACCGTCTGGCAGTTCAGGCGCAGCGCCGAAACCGTACAGAACGGGCTCTTCGTGGTAGTTACGGGGAATGCCTTTGCGCTCCTCGAAAACTTGCTTCCACTCATCAGCACGCTGATTGTAAACGCCATCGAACACTTCGTTCAGGATTGGCTCGACTACGGAACGGAAGTCCGTACTACGCATTGGGGTTGCCATGATTCAAACCATCCCTTTAGATTGAGTTGACGGCAGCTTTGTACTGGTGCTCGTTGATCCGCACAGTGGCGGTCACGTAGGCATCAGTCAGGCTGTCGCTGACGTTTTTAGCAAAACCGGTGATCTGGAACTGGCCAGAAGTCGCCTGAATCGCGGTCAGTTTGGTGTTAGACAAACCGGTGCTGGTGCTGCCGCCGGGGGAGGCAACGGTCCAATCGCACTCTTCGCCAACGGCGGTCTGAACCGTGTCAGTGCCGGGTGTGCCGGGGTTGGCATACTCAACGTCGAACAGGGTTTCAGGATCGTCGAAAACGTAAGCGACCACTTCAGTAGCCGTGGTGCCACCAACCCAGAATGGGGAGATGGTAGGCTTGCCGGTGGCGTCACGGTACTCAACACCGGCGAAAACGCCGAGCAGGGAGATGCCGTCAACAGTGCCGGAACGGGTGCCGTCGCTGGTGCCGAGTTGAACAGTACCGGCGTCTACCAACTTGACGGGGTCACCCGAGAAGATGTTGACGGCGTAGCCGGTGGCGATGGTGTAGGCTTTCGGACGAATCTGACCGGAGTTGTGGAAACTCGGACGAAAGCCAAAGGGTGCGCTAGTCGAAGACATGAGCTTGTTCCTTTGAGAAAATCAGGGTTGAAAAATGGGAAGCCTTTAAACCAGCTCGAAACGAGCTTGCCGCTTGTCACGCAAATCACCCATACCGTCGCCCTCATAGAGCTTTGACCCAGATGCGCGGGCTTGCTGTTCCATGAACTCGGCCGTGTCAGTGAGTTTTTCTTCCTCACGATTGGGAGCGTCATGGTGAGCTTCTTGCATGAACTTTTCATACAGGCTCATAGGCAGCTTGAATGCCAACATCTCGTTCACACCAATGAATCCGTTCCACTCGCCAGTCTTGACGGTAGCGTATTCCCAGCCTGGAACATCTTCAGGCTTGATGGGCTGGTAGCCCAAACGCAACCGAGTCTGAATAGAGTCTCGGGGGTTGGTGGTGGTCAGCCAGCACGTGTGCCAGCCGGGCAGTTTAGGTAAATCCGGCAATGCGGACTGGAAGAACTGCTGTCGAAACATTTCAACCCGCTCATCGTCGCTGATGACTCGGTCTTCAGTCACGGCTCGGTCAGCCATGGCCCGGTCTTGGCGGTTGTCTGCGGATTTCTTCAATCGTTCGTCAGTGCTCATACTCTTGCTCCTTCAGCAATTAAGGGGAATTATAGGGTTGAATTCAATGTGCGCGGTTCAGGCGCGATTCTGCTTGTCGTACTCAGCGTAACGCTTAACGTACTTCATCCTTAGTACGGGGTCGTCCCACACCCCAGCATCTACCAACGCCTGTTTACGCTCAGGGCTGATGTAGACTTCACGGCGCGTGGAAGTGGGCGCGTGTTCACGGCCAGAACCCACTGCGGGGCCACCGCGAGGCTCGCGCTTAGCCTTGTCAAACGCATCTGGCAGGCGACGCTTGACACGACTGCGCAGTTCGTCCCAGTAGTCGTCGCTCTTGGGGTCAAAACCCTCACGAGCCATGGCGTTGTCAATGGCGAGCACCACTGCAGACTTCTCGTCACGGCCTTGCGGGTCGTACCAAGGGTTGTCTTCCATGAAGTCCTTGGCGTGCTCAAGCACGTCAGGGTCAGCGCGAGGCTGCGCCGGGGCTTGCAACTGGGCGGAACGCTGGTTCTTGATAGCTTCCAGCTGGCGGGCGCGGTTGAGGGCTTCCTCACGGTAGCGCATGGCCGTGGAAACGTCATCACCGTTGCCTGCAGACACCGCCTTAGCGATGACTCGGTCAGCCATTTGGGCTTCTTTGACGGCTTCCCGCAGCGCGTTGTCCACTTGAGACAGGTCTTGCTGCTGAGCGCGGGCTTCTTGAGCAGCCAACCGGCGTTCAAGTTCATCGTTACGCTTTGCCAGGAAGTCCAGCTCGATTTTGTCACGAGCGATGGCTTTTTCGCGACGTTCTTTGCGCTCGAGCTTCTCAAGACGGCGGCGTTCGCGAATCGCTTCACGTTCTTTGTCGTCAGGATCATCGAGGTTGACGTCGTCTTCGTCTGAAGAGCGCATGCGCGAGTCTTCAGCTGGTTTTTCGTCTTTTTCGACGATGACCAGTTCTTCCTCTGATGAGGCGGAGGGTTTCAAGTCTTCTTCAGACTCTTTCAGCAGTTCAGCCATGATTTGTCATCTCCTTTTGTCAGATGAATGCTTTGATCGCCAGCGGGTCGCCGGTGACCTTACCTACAATGTCAAGATCGTTGAAGATCACGAACAGCGCTTCGCCTTCGTCACCTGGCAGGGCTACTGACCAACGATCTCCGCCGTACTTGGCCACGCGAACGAAGTCACCGGCTTGACACCAGTCACCCTCGGGCCATGAGGCCATGGTGTTGCGGTTCTTGAAGGCCAACGGCCCAACTGCGATCACCTTGCCGACCTGCGTATTCCAGGTCTCAGTCGACTTGGTGTCTGCGGTCAGGATGATGCCTGAAGCGGTTTTCTGTCTCGGGTTTCTGATCTGCACCAGAATGCGGCTACCGAAGGGCTGGATTCCGGCATCTACTGCCGGGAAAGCCTCCGCCAACGCATTCTCAGAGGTCGGGATTGCCATTTTTGTCCTCATCAAGGAGTTTGAGTAATATCTCGACGGCCCGGTCTAGGCCGGCAAGGACGCCTACGCGGTGCCCATACTCGAAGGCATCGCGTTGGTTGGGGCGGCGCAAGGCTTGCAGGGCGAAGTCGTCCTGCTCTGCCTTGAGCGCGTGTAGTAGAGCCTGTTCAAGATGCACAGGCGTGGACCTCAGCAGGGGGTCTTTTTACCCTTGCCTACAGGGGAGCCGCCAGCTGCCATCTGCTTGCGCTGGGGCACGGGCAGGGCTGGTGTGGGAGGGGTTTGCTTGGTAGGTGCAGTGGCCATTTTGATGTTTCCTCAGGTCGGTGGATGAAAATTTTAGGGGTTCGGGTTGATACCCGTACCGGTGGTCAGCGCGATGCGCTCTCCGGTGGCAATCTCCGCCGCCGCAAGGCGCATGGCGGTGTCGTTGTCAGCGGTGTTCATAGACACTCGAGCCTGAGTTTCGTACTGTGTACGTTGGTCTTCAGAGCGCTGGCGCAGGGCTTCACGTTCAAGCTCGGCGGTGATCTCCTGCTGGCGCTGCATGAGCTTAGCCTGCTCGAGTTGCAGGCGCTGGGCGTTGTCAGACTGCTTGATCTGAGCCTGCATCTGCGTCTTAGCCTGATCAGCCTGAATACGCTTGTCAGCGATTTGGTTCTGCACCTGCGCGTTGAGCTGGGCGACCTGCATGGAGTTGTCAGGCGGAATCTGCGGCTTGGGTGCGAACTGCTGAGCGGCTTTGTCCACTTCAGCCAGCATCTGACCGAACCCGCTGAGTTCCTGTTCTATGAACATCTGCACCCGCGCAATCACCTGAGCCTGCTCGTCCGCGTTGTCGCTAATCAGGTCCTGATCTGTAGCCTTTTCAACACCCCGGTGAGACTCAGAAAGGTAGTAGTTCAGCAGGTGGTCTCGCAAGTGCAACGCCATCGGGTACAGGTACGTCTTGACGATAGCCGGGTTCTGTCCGAACAACGGAGACTTGAGGAACGCGACGTGCACCTTCAGGTGAGCGAGGTGATCCTGCTTAGGCAGCACGTAGATAGGGCGGCTCATGGCTGCGGCGACGTTCTCGCTCACCGGGTCGATGTCATCTTCACCCACTGAAGGCTGCAAGATGTCATCGTCGAGCTTCAGCGCGCGGAGGAACATCTCCTCAATCTTGCGCTGGTCGTACAGCTGAGGCACAACAGCAGAACGCTGCATGACCGCCTGAGCCTGCGCAAAGCGCTGGGTCTCGCTGAAGATGTTCGGGTCGCTGACAGGAATGACGTCCAGCGAGCCATCAAAGTCTGAAGGCTGAATCTCAAGATCACCAGCCTGCGCTTTGATGATGTCATCAGTCAGGTAGGCCGAGTTCACCCGGTGTAGCACCTTGAGCACGCGCGACATTGAGGCGTGCAGGCGCGAGTGAATACTGCTGAACACCACCATACCTTGCTCAATCAGAGCGAGGGTCGTGCCCACAGGCTGGTTGGGGTTCTGGTCTGACAGCTTCTCAAACGAAGTCTGCACCACACCCTTGCCGGCATCTACTAGGAAGCCCAGCAGCTGGAACAGCACGGCTGAAGGCGGGTTGAATGGCACAGGCATGGCGAGCTTGCGCACGTCATCCACCATCGCGCCGCCCTCAATCTCAACCACCTCTGTGGGCTGCAGGCTGATGGATTGACCGTTAGGGCCACCCTTCAGCTTGAGCATAGTCGGGATGTTCTGAATGTGGGCCGAGTCCAGCAGGGCTCTCAACGCCCCCGTGGCAGCACCACTCAGACCACCAATCATGTGCGTCAGGCCGATCGGGTACGCGCCACGCCAAGGTATGAACGGGAACTCAACAATCCACTCAAGCTCAGAGCGAGACGCATCGTCCTCGTCCCAGTTGCGGTACAGCGCCAGGGCTTGCTCAGAGCTCTTGTCAATCACGATGACATAAGGCTCCACGCCGTCACCGAAGTCCAAGTGCGTGTACACCTCAAACACGGTGCGCAGGCCATCTTCGTTGTACGAAGTCGTCTCACGCCCTTCAATCTTGTCGTTGGCTTTTGAGGCCAGCGAGAACTCAGGGTCTTCCGCAGTAGGCAGGTCCACATCAAGGTACATACCAACCTTGACCCGGCGCGAGTACTCCTGCTTGGTGATGTACTGAACGTGGGTCTTGCGCTCGGCGGAATAAAAGTTGGTGGCCGCGAAGGGCAAGTAGATGTCGTCAATTGCAATGAACTCTACGGCGGGACGCTCACGTTGCGCGTTCCACATCACCTTCATGTACTGCGCGCCACCCAGTGGGACTTGCGTGGTCAGCTGCTCAAGCTCGCTGCGGAACTCGCTGATCTGCTCAGTGAGCTGCCAGTTCATGAATTCAGCCTTGCGGTCGGCCTTCTCCATGAGCTTCTTGTCGCGCTTGCCAAGTGTCTTTGAGCGCACGGGGCCATTGGAGGGGAAGAGCTCCTTCATAGCGCGGGCGCTGAAGTCCACGCACGATTCAACAAGAAGAGGGTGCACGACGCGAGTAGCTCCGCTGAACTGGGCTCCGCCGGGGGCATCGTCTCCTAGGCCGGTACGGCGCAAGCCTTCCTCATAGAGCTTGTCGCGCTTAGCGCGGGCTTCCTTGTCGCGCTCGAGCTTCTCAAGCAGGTCGCTGACTGCGGTGCGCAACTCCGCGCGGTCGACTTCCTCAACGATGTTGGCGAAGTGCGCGGCCTTGTCACGGGCGTCGGTTTCATCGTCAAGGCGCACAACGGCTGAGCCGTCTTCGTTCTCTTCGACTTCGAAGTCTTCCTCCGGCAGCTCGATGATTTCGTCTTCGCGCTCGGTCAAGTCTTTTTCAGCAGCCATTGTGTTTCGCTTTCAGCCCATCATGTGAAGCGGGCAATTTTAGTTCAAGCCTCACCGCTGGGACCGTCGCTGGATCCGTTGCTTCCTTCTGAGCCACCGCCGATACCATCCGAGCCTGAACCGGTTCCGAAACCCCTGTCCAGCAGGTTTTGACGACGCATGTAGTCTGCATACCACGTGTCAAAGTCGCTCTGCGTGGCGACCGGAGCAGCTGGAGCCAGTCCGGGAACAGTGGTCGGCGCGGGAGAGGGTGAAGGCGGGGGAACGTATGTGACTGACTGCACGGGCGGTGGGGCGGCGGGCACAGACTGGCGCAAATTGAGGTCTTTACCCATCATGCCACCATAGGCTGATATGTTACCGCGCAGGTACGTCGGATTGTAGTACGAAGCGAGCGAACCAGCTGGGGTGTTGTAGTAGTACGGCAGGTTGCCTGAACCCGCGCCTTGGGCTATAGGTGAAAGCGGTTGAGTGTAGTCAACGTACTGCGTCTGGGCACCAGCCTGAGCCGGTAACCGACCGGCAGCGTTGACCTCTTTGATGAAGTCGGTCGGGTTCCTGCCGGTGGCGCGGGCCACTTGCTCCGGAGTCAGCCCGTAAGAGGACATGAACCCTTTCAACATGTCAGTGTTCCAGCCCGGATTAGCCAAGAACCACGAATTGATCGTGTGGTCGGAGATGGCATCGCTGGCAGGGATTGACGACGGGGTCGACACAGACTGGGCCACGGGTACGGGTTGTACTGGAGATTTACCTCCGCCCGTACCGCCAATGGAAAAGCCGCCGCCGTCCACTTGTGTTGAAGTCGGACGATAGGCGGTGTCCCAGTAGTTCACATTTTGAGCAGCGATGTCCGCAGGAATGGATGCGCCGAAAACTGCTCCATACTGAGGCGTAGGGGCAGACAACTCTTCAAGCGTCTTGTAGCGCGAATACCCAGGAGACAACCGCTGCTGCAAGTAGTCAACCATCACCCCGCCATCCACCCCGACCTGACCCGCCAAGTCCCCCGCCGTGACACCGCGTTGTTGCATGGCGTTCTGCAGCGCTGCGGGGTCACCCCCGTACTGAGACCAGAGTTCTGACAGCCCTGAAGCGCCAGATGTGTTCTGGTTAGCCGCATTGGCCTCTCGGGAGTTGAATTGACTCAGCTGGTTAGCTTCGTTTTGAAGCTGGCGGTCATACTCGCCCTGCGTCGGACCGCTAGGGGCTACTCGTGCGAATTCATTCTGTACTGCGTTCAACCCGCCGTGCGTGGTCCAGTACTCGTAGTCGGCGTCTGTGAGCGGTCTTCCGGGCAGCAAGTCTTGCAGTGCTGTTTTAACGTCTTCTGAGTAGGCCATGGTTGATTCCTTTTACGTGAATTATTGCCCGAAGCCAGCTTCAAGCGCTTGAACCAGTGCATCCACGCGGTTCGGGTCATAGTCGTGAGCGTTAACTGCGCCGCCTTGCGAGAATCCTTCAGGAAGCGGCGACTCGCCACGGTTCCATTTAAGCAGATTGGTCAGTTCATCTTGTGTAACATAGCGAGGAGGTTCCTTGCCGAGCTTGGAGAATGCAGCCGCCATATCGCTCTCGCGGTCTATGCCAATCAGACCGGTATTGCTCAAGTCACCCACGTCTGACCACTTGCCCGAGCGAACGAAATCCTGCACGTAGGGTAGGTACTCGGGGTTGGGGGCTTTGTTGCCTTTGCCTTTGATTTGCTTGATCATCGGCTCCGGTGCCGAGCCAAACAACTCTTTGTACACTGAGTTGCCGAGTTCTGTGGCCTCGGGACCTTGCCCTTTGGGATTGATCCCCGCCTCAGCCAACCTTGTCTTGAATTGAGCGTTGAACAACTTAGAGTCGTCCATGGACCTATTCTTCATATGGTCGTACCAATCACTCGGCGCAATCTCAATCGTCGTGTGCGGTTGACCCTTCTTGTCGCGCAGGGAGTAGATGCGGCTCTTACCTGACGCTACATCATCGCAATACCCGCCCACGCAGTGGCCCATCGTGTCGCCTTCGTACTTCAAGGCGTCAGCCAGTGACTTCTTGCGTTCCAAGTATTCGTACCCGGCAGGTCCTGTCGGCCTTTCACCGGCACTGAGCTCCACCCAGCGGTAACCCTCCGGGTATTCTTTGTGCAGCACCGTCGCAGCATTGTTGGCCAGCGCAGCATTCGCTTCGGCCTTCTGCGCGGCACGCCATTCGTTGATCTTTGAGACCCGCTCTACCGCCTGGGGCACGGTCACCCGGTCAAGAGCATCGTACTTGAGCAGGAGTTCACGGGGTAGTCCAGACTCAGGGTTTGTCGCGTTGCGCAGTTCGTCTATGAGGTGATCAAACCCCAGAGATGAACCACGCATGTTGAGATCGTACACGGAGGTCTCTGGAGGAACCTTAGCGAGCCACGGGTTATTCCTAACCTGCAACGGTGACGACGCATGAAAACTCGCTTTACCAGAGCCTACGACCTGGTCGGCGTTGTCTTCCCACCGAACAGCCAAGGGGGTTTTGGCGAAACCTTTCGCGGGGTATCCGGCTGCTGCGCGGTCTGCTTGGATACGCATACCGCCAACTTCCGGATCAACGTGCAACACACCCTTTTCAGCCAGCGCCCGGATTGGATCTTCCGGAGTAGCCATCTCATTCTTGACGTAGCGGGCGAGCTTCTTGTCGATCCAGTTGTTCATCGACGGAATTCCAGGATACATACTTTCGTTAAGCGCTTTCCGTTCTGCAGGGGGTAAGGCGAGATAGTCTTCAAGCGGCAACCCAGCCTTTGCGGCTAGGTCGCTAGTCTGGCCTGGAAACCGGTCAACCTTCAACCCCTTCAACGCATCCTCAACCGATCCGTCAAGCCAGTTCCCACCCTTCATCTTGATGACACCGGCCTGCGGGCTCAGGGTGCGCGGCACAGCGGCGTTGCGTGCAGCTATCTTCACCGCATTCATAGCACCTTCGCCACCCGCTCTGACGGCACGAGCGCCCGAGCCTACACCCGCGCCACCGGTCAGGCTCCCGGCCTCCGTAAACGCGCGTTCTACCGGGCTCTCGCCACGCAGCGGGAGCCACTCCTTGTAGAAGTCTGAGGTGGGTAGCACGGGTTCCTTGCGTTCAATGCCGGGGAGCATGCGTACAAGCCCTTCAAGGTCGCCCGGGAGGCCTGCGGTTCCGGCTATCCAGCCACGAATAGCCGCGAGCGGAGCGCCTTTAGCGCCCTCACGGTCATTGTTGCTCTCTTTGCGCTTTGGGCTGCGGTAGCCGACGTAGGGTTTACTTGTGCCCACAGGAACACTCCTTCTTGACTTGTGCTAGACCGCCGCGCTTGAACCCGGCAGCTTCCCTGATGTTTTCCTGCTTGAGCGTTGAAATTGACGGGTTCTCAAACCCACGTATGAACCGTGGCTCACCAGACACTTGGTTCAGACCCTCAATCGCGTTTTCGTATATCAAGCTGTCAACACCATGCTCGGGAAGCATCTCTTGAATCAGGGCTCGAGTGTTAACGCCGGGGTAAAGCTGGCGCAAGGCGCGATACTGATTCATCAGACCCATTGACTCAGCAGAAACAGCGGGCATCTCAGCCGCCATATCTTCAACCGAAGCGATGTTTCCGGGCCGAACGTAAACCAACGAGACCCGAGGCTTGAACTCAGGCGTGAAATTCTCAACACCTTCATCAAGATACTTGTTCAATATGTCAAATATCTGGCCTTCCCTACCCAGCGGAGCAAAGTGAGCGCCAGGCGTCTGACTGTTATGGTGGATAGCTGCGGCATCACCGTAAGGCGTGACACGATAACCCGGCAGCGTGAAGCCTTGCTCAAAAGCGCGAAGTGTGTTCTTGCGCGAAGGTAGCGACCCCGGCTCAGCGGGTATACCCGTTGAATCCAAAAACATTTCCCTCATCCTCTCCATGTCGCCAGCGCTGTCAAGCGCAGCCTCATGGAGTCGGCTCGCTGACGACGGCGGCGTGAAGACCCGTGAACCCTCCTCAAGCGACCGACGCAGTCTTTCAGGCCGATTAGCCAGGGACTGACGAATCAGCCTCTCAGTCTCTGCGGCAGACTGTGAGCCTTCTTCAAGCATCCGCGCCGCAGGTAAACCCGCCCGAGCGGCTTGTAGGAATGACCTGAGCTTAGCGAGGGCGCTCATAGCTGTCAAGCCCCGTACGGGTTAGTCTTGTCCCGCTTAGGCGGGCGACGATCATCTGGGTCCTTGGCTGTAGGCAGCTCGAACCATCCATCGTTCTTGAGGTAAATCACGGCTTGGGTCATACAATCCACGTATTCATCGTGTTCAGCGACCGGAAACTTGGCGACTTGCTTCAGGAAGGGTTGCGCCCAACTGACCGCCTGTCCGGGGTTCTTTGCTGACTCCGGTATCCACAGCAGGCCTAACTCGAGGGTGGGGGCAGCTTGGTGGGCACGTGAAACCTTGTCGGCGTTGCCCGGATTATAACCCACCGCCGGAACCCTAGCAAGTCTCAAGTCTTGGAGCAGCGACTGGCCACTTGCTTTGGCTTCCACCAAAATGCGGTCCGGGCGACGTCCTTTCGTGGGCATTCCGGGCTTCGGAGTGGTGTCCGCGCCATACTCGCTGGACCAATCGTCGACTACCCGCTTGCGCAACTCCGGGTAACTCAGGTGATCGTCCCATGCGTCCAGCAGCATCGCCTGCCGCTCACCCTTGAGCGTGAACACGCCCCAGACCTCGCAACCGGTCGGATCGGCGCTGGTCTTCTCGCTGAATGCGGTGTCGTAGGACTGCAAGATGTACTCGAACTGCGGCATGCGCTTGTCGTGCGGCCACAGCTGGAAGAACTTGGTCTTCAGAATCCCGCCTTCGCTCGGAGTCGGATCTTGCTGTAATTGTCCTGACGCGCCGTAAGCACCCAGCAGCTGCTTCAGCCGGGTTATCTCCTCCGGGCCGAACCGCTCCGGGCTGATGAGTTCGCCAGCCTTCTTGCGTGGATCGTACTGACCCAGCGAGGTCTTGCGCTTGACACCGTCGTACTCGGCGGGAATGCACACATGCTCCCACCCGCCGATGTCCTCAATGATGTGGCCGCTGATATCCTTCTGGTGCAGGCGCTGCATCACCGTCACCATGGCGTCGGTCTTCGGGTTGTTCAACCGGGTGGACCAGACTTGATCGAACCAATCAAGCGCGGTCTGCCGCATGGCGTCTGACTGGGCATCCTGCGCGCCGTGTGGGTCGTCCAGTATGAGCCGCGAGCCGCCCTCACCCGTGGCGGTTCCACCCACCGAGGTCGCCAGCCGGTAGCCGGTTTTGTCGTTCTCGAATCGCTGCTTTGCATTCTGGTCGCCAGACATAGCAAACATATGACCCCAACGCTCTTGATACCACGGGGACTGAATCAACCTGCGAGCTTTCATGTTGTCACGAATGCTGAGGTTGCCCGAGTAGCTGGCGCAGAGGAACTTCTGCTCTGGTGCGGTGAGCCATTCCCAGCAACACCACGCCACGCTGACGATTGTGGACTTGCTGTGCCGGGGTGGAATGTTGATGAGCAGACGTTGAATCTCGCCCGCGCTCACAGCTTCCAGGTGCTCACAGATCGTTTCAATGTGCCAGCTGGGCACGAAGTCAATCCCGGGCTCCATGGTCGACCACGCCTGCCGCACGAACTCGTACAGCGAGGCTGAAGCCGCGCGCCTTTCACGCTCCCGCTTGACCGCATCCAGCAGGATTGCCGGGCTGACCGGAGCATTCATTGACCGGACGCCTTAGAGAGCAGCGCGTGCATCTGCGCCAGCTCACCATCAGACATATTTTTGAGGTCCAGCGCGGCCAGCGTAATGGGCCCTCCGCCAGCACCCGTGTGCTCCTGTGTGACCTTGTCGCCGTACTTCTTGGGCTTGAGCTTTGACGCAGCCCATTTACGCGCATCCACCCTCAGCCGGTTGCGCGCAACCGCAGTAGCATCCAGCACCAGCCGCACTTCCTCGCCTTCGTACTTCGTCTCCACGGTCGCTTCATCGCTGATGGAAACGATCTCGTCGGCCAGCACTTCAGCGCGTTCTTCCCGCGCGCGTGCGTACAACACTGAGCGTTCAGGGTTGCCGTAAATCCAATCCGACACCGAAGTGTACAACAAACCCCGCTCCCGGCAGTAACCGGCAAGGTGCCCACCCTGCGCGATGTACCCGCAGAGGTCGTCAATCGACCCCTCCCGTTTGAAGAACGGATCAATCTTCGGCTTGACATCAACCACCACACCTGATACGGCGGGAGCCTTTTTACGTTTGTCGTTTGTGTTCATAATGTTCACCATTTTACCACCGCTTCAAGCTACGTACATGAACGATTTTTTACCGCGCCCGCCAGTTGAGCGCTTCACCCAGATCTTACCGCTCAGCTTCAACCTACTCACGGCATCATCAACGTGACGCCTCGTCAGCAGCCCAGAAAACAGAGCAGGCACCTCGGCCCGGAGTTCTTGGTAGCTCATCCGTATACCGCCTTTCTCCATATCAGTCAAAGCTGCGTAAACCATTTCATCAGCATCTTCGTCCTGAACCTTCAGCGGGGGTCTGCCTGACGGAGGACGGCGCTTGATTTCACTCCTGACTCTTACAGTTGTTGAACCGTCAGCTCTGTTCAACACCACAACAGTAGAACCAGGGGGGAATGTTTTTTCAAATTTCATAACGCTCTTTTCAGCTTTGAGTTAAACACCGCTGTATTATAACTCACCGCCGCGTATACGTTACTATACCTGTTTTAACACCTATTTACTCCGCCGAGCTGTTCAGCGGAGTAATACACAAACACTCACCTTAAATCAGCTCTTTCGATGGTCCGCCGAGAACTCCGCCGAAAACTCCGCCCGCCTTATAGAGAGATCATTGTCGGCGGAGTAACCGACAATGACCCTCTCTAAGTGCCTCTACGTTACCCCGCCGCCGCCTCCGGCGGGGTTTCGCGGGGTAGGCGGGGTAAGTCGGTTATTGAGAATTTTGAAATCTCATCATCATTCAAAATGATCGGCTCAAGTACCGCCCGCTGACCTCGCCCACCTTTGCTTTGACGCAGCACTACACGCCCGTCACGCTGCAGCCGCGCCAGCGCGTCCATGGCCTCATTGCGTTTGAGCGCGCCGTAGAACAGGGCTGAAAAGTCAGAGCGCACGTCTTCTTTTGAGAGCGGTTGGTTCTTGATCCAGGCCTCTTTGATGACACCGTAAACGCTAGACTCCATCTGCCTCTCAACGTCAGCCAGCGGAGGAGCCACCAGCGCTGGCACCGCCTGAAACGAGTACCCCGAGCGTTTGATGTAGAGCTCCGCCTGAGGACGACAGTAGGACATCTTAGGCATGGCCATCACCATTGCGGACTCGGACGCCTGCAGGGTCTGTCCGGTGGCCTCCTCGAACGCCGCCGGGGTCATCGGAGCCAGCACGCACACCATACGCGCCCCGTCGGCTAGAGCGCTACCCCCGCGCCCTGAGTACTGGTCGAGTGTCTTCTCACGGGCGTTGGCCTTGCCTGAGTGGTGGATGCCCTCCACGCAGCAGTTGAACTCCTTCTTGAGTATACGCATAGCCTCTATGAGACCCTGCTCGGCATCATTGACGCGCTGCTCACCAACCCCGAAAGACACCAGCGGGTCCATTATCATCCAGTCGGGCTTAAAGCTCCTCAGGTGATTGACCATCCAACTCAAGTTTTCCACATGCGGTGTTACGACGTCCCCCACCACCGCTGAAATCCTGAATCCGATGGTGGACAAGTCCATTATGATTAGATTACTCAAAACCATGTCCACCCCCTCGCGGTCGAGCTGGAGCTCCTTCATGATCTCCCGCGCCCGCGCCGCTAGGGTCTCGCGAGCATCCTCCCGGGTCACCAACACTGTACGCACGGGGAAGTCCGGACGCCGACCCCAGAGCTCCCGCCCCAGTGCCAGGGTGATGGCCTCGTAGAGAGCGAGGGTGGTCTTGCCGACGCCGCCCGCTGCTATTCGAGTACGAACGTCAGCGTACAACATGTACGGTAGGATGATGCGAGGGGTGAGCTGAGCGGACTCGAGTTCCTCAAAAGTCAGAGGCTCTAGCTTGAACTCTTGAAGTTTGTCTACGGTGTGTTCGTCTTTCTTATGACCCGCTGATGAAGCCGCCCCCGGCCAGTGGTTCTGCAAGGCCATGTAGAACACCGTCTTGTAGGTCACGGTGTCGGGTTGCGAGAGCGCCCTGTCCCACTTCTTGCGGGCCTCTACGGCGCTGAACTTGGGTGAAGTGGAAGACCACTCAACCCAGGCTGCATAGCCCGCCTCGCCGTAGGGTTTGAGCGCCAACCCCACCTTGACCCATGTGTCATACGAGTCAGCGCTGATGTAACCCAACGCCGAGCGCAAGTCTTCAAACGTCTGCGCAGTGGCTACCGGAACCCCGCCTCTCTCGGTCAGGTTGTACCGACTGCCGGCGGGTTGGGCGTCTTTTTGCACCGCCGTGGGTAGCGGTGAAGGTTGGGCACCTTGCAGCGGGTTGTGCCCGGCAGTCCACCGGTACACCCCTGACTCACCGCGCGTAGGCTCAACGCATATGTACGTCGAATGTATGAGGTCGATACCCGCTCCCAGGGTCTTACCGTAGTCAGCGCCTTCCTCAGCCTTGAACAGTCGGTGTATCCCCCCTCCCTGGGTGGAGGCTTCGCAGTTGGAGTACAAGACGCCGTGCTCGGTCTCAAGGTCTTCAAGGGTCTTGTCACCGCCGTTGCGCGGGTCTACGTCCAGGGCTACCAATCCCGAGCGAGACATCTGTATACCCACCCCGGCTTCAGGGTCACGGGTGAACCACCCGCGTATGACTTCAGGGTCGTTGCTAGCATCATTCAACCCGTGCGGGGTCAACACCCCTTGAGGGTGCTTGCCGGGGCGGTGACCGTCTGCATGGCCGCGCTTGCCGCATCGGCAATTCCCATGTTCGTCTGTGTTCCAAACCGGAAGCACAAACCAGCCTAGGGAGGCGTACTTAAGCGCGTAGCTGAGGGGGGTGTCTTCTTCACTGCTCGCGCTGACGAGCTTGGGGCGGTGGTTGAAGTTAATTGCTACCATTTCAGATTATCCTTGCTCCGCTTTCACCGAATTCAAACCGGGCCTGCTTTGCCCGAGCACACGCTTGTATTGTCGCACTGTCAAGATCTTGACCACCGTCCATGTAGAAACCTATCCTGTTCCATTTATGCTTGCAGTATGAACAGATTGAACCTGAGCCGTGTTCAATCAATTCGTCTTCGTGACAATGGACTAAGCCCATGCCGTAGGTAACCTGTTCAGCATCCGGCACACCCACAGCCAATAAGACCGGCATACCAGTACCCCGCGCCAGCAACTTCGCCTTGTGTTTTTCATCAGGCGTCAAAGGCTTTGCTTTCACTTCAATCCAGAAGGGTTCGTCACAGTTAACCCTGAAGTCGGGAAGGTAGCGCGTGCCATCTTCGAACTCAAACCCTTCAGGTTCATAGTCCCACTCCCAACCTATTGCGTCCAGGTATACCGCCCACCGCGCCTCCAACCGGCTGCGAAACCTGTAACCCTTGTAAACGGTGTCAATTGCTTTCATTTGAAACTCCTTTGTCTTCTTGTAACTCTGCGTCTTCCTAAGTCGTGTTGTTTTCTTGATATGGGCGATACGGGTTCAGTGGGCAGATGACCACGTCGCAGTACTTGACGTCGTCACGGCTGTAGTTGCTACACGCTAGGCATTTCTGCTTGATAGCCTGAGCGGGGCTGAGCTTCTTGTAGAGCACGCGCTCAGCGGCCACCTTGTGCTTCTCGGGCACCGAGTCGCGCAGGTACACGCTTATGCGCTGGGCTCGGCGTTCATCAACGCTGATACCGGCCTTGACGCGGGGCGAGCGCTTACGGGGTTGTGTTTCAATGTTCATGTGGGTTCTCATTCAGTTATGTTCCAGTGTTCTTGGATCGTGTTCCAGTACTTTCCCGACTTCTTGACTGTGACGTACTCGGGCAGGCGCGCACCCCGCACTTGCCATTGCAGCGAGGCCGGGTCGGCGGGTAACCTGACGGCCAGTTTACGCCGTGTGAAAAACTCAGCCACACGTGAGTCCGGGCGCGAGGTCTGCAGGAACAGTGAGGCGTTGACTCGGGCGTTCTCGGGCGTGGAGCAGGTGTACTGCACCATCAACGCCGCGCCCCTGCGGGTGTTCAAAGCTATGCAGCTCAGAGCGTGCACTTGCACAGTCAAGCGCGCGCCCTCACGAGCATGTTCCCCGGTGGTGGGGTCTAGCGGGATGAGCGACGTTAGGCCGGGAAGCAGGTTCCTAACCGGGGCCGCGCGCACCTGTGGAACAGCCTCTAGTGGTTCAAGCGGAGCGCCCTGCCTGACGTAGGTCTCAAGCGTGTCCACCCCGCCCAGGCGTTGTAGGTTGCCGACGAAGTCCAGCAGGAGACAGTTCTTCTTACCCTCAGCTAGGCGTGTACCCCTGCCGATCAGCTGCACCCACAGGTTTGAGGCTGTGGTGGGGCGCAGGCACACTATGCAGTCCAGCGCGGGGAAGTCGTAACCCGTCGTAAGGGTGTCAATGCTACAAAGGATTCGGAACTCGCCAGAGTGGAACCGATCTAGGGCGGACTTGCGTTCCTCACGAGGCATGCTGCCCGTGACCACTCCAGTCTTCCAGCCCGTTACCCTGCCGAGAACAGCCGCAGCACGTTCAGCGCTGACTACCGTAGGGCAGTATACGGCGAAGTGTCGACGCGCCGGAGCTACCTCAAGCAGCGTCGCAGCTACCATTCCCAACCACGAGTTGTCTACTTCCTTGTCAACCTCAGTCATCACGAAGTCACCCGTCGTAGGAGGGTCGGGCAGCTTGAGCTGAACCTCAGTCTCTACACCGACTATCGGGCTCAGGTAACCGTCTGTAACCCCTTGAGGCACGGTGTAAGCGTAGGCGCGCGAGTCAAACCAGAACTGCTCTCCCGCGCCGTAGATTAGCCCGTCGTCAGTGCGCCAAGGCGTCGCAGTCATCGCTATGCGGCGGGCTGACGGGTAACGTAACAGGAGCCGCTCGTACTGCCCCTGTTCGCCCGTCTTGTGTGGTACTCGGTGTGCCTCGTCCACTATGATGAGGTCAGGTGCGGGGAGTTCTCCTCGCAGCGCTGGGTTCACTATTGATTGAATGGTGGCGAAGGTAGTAAGCCGGTCATGCTCATCACGGTTCAGCCCGGAGCAGATGACTCCGCCCTGCACCCCTGAGTAGCGGAAGAACGTCTCAGCGTTCTGCCCTATGAGTTGCTGCACGTGGCTGAGCACCCACGTGCGCCCGCCGTTACGCTCCATGTGAGCGCACAACATGGCTATGATGAGCGACTTGCCCGTACCGGTAGCTAGCTGTAGTGCGGGGTTGCCTCCCGAGCGTAGCGCCTTGAGCGCCGCCTCGTAGGCCTCTAGTTGATAGTATCTTGGGGTCATACAGTTATTGAGTTATGGGTCTTGTGCGCAAAATTACGCACCGCTCATTTTCGCTCAGCTCGGGCCGGTTGACGATTGTTTTTTCAAATCGCGTTCTCAGAATTCTTCAAAAATACAATCATGCGGATGACTTGAACGCTGAAAACGACCCTAAAATTCACTCCACTGGTTCAGTAGTTGGATCAGACCCCCATACCTCAATAACTGGAGAATTCAAATGCAAGCACACAACATCGCTACCGCCACAACAGCTGAACTGGTGGCCTTCTTCAACGCTAACACCGGCGGCGCACAAGTCAAGAAGTTCGCTGACCGCAAGACCGCCGAGCGCCGTGTTGCCGCCCTGATCGCTGAGATCGCTGAAGAGCAAGCCGAGACCGCCGCTGTGGTTGAGGCTCCTGTCGCTGAGACCCCCATCGTCGGCGAGTTCGTGAACTGCCCCTGCTGCGGCATTCACCTGAGCAACGGCTACACGACTTATGAAGATCTGCGCGGTGACAAGAGCAACCACAACGTCGACCTGAGCGACATGACACACGAATACATGTGCCTGGGTTGCTGCGGTTACTTCGGTCCTGAACTCAAGGCTCGCAAAGCCACCGTCAGCACCGGCAAAGCCCGCCCCACCATGGCTGAGAGCCTGAAGCTCGACCGTCGCATCACACACGTTGAAACAGGCGTCGTGTACGAGAACGCATGCCGCGTGTGGAAAGCTGGTCTGGTCAGCGCATCGCAAGGCGACCGCCTGTCCGCTACGCTGTACGGCGCTGCCAAGAAAGGCGACTACGTCAACCTGACCGTCAACGGCCACACCTTCACACTGACCGCACGTTAATCTGACCCGAGGCTGAACATCATGAACCAAATGACTTCAGCCCTGAATGTAGGCTTTGCCAGTGCTGCCAGCACACCCGCACCCGACGGCATCGGGCAACATGCCAGGCGTTGCGCCTGGCACCCCAGGGGTTAGAAATGGAATACACGTATCACACAGCAAGGGGAATAGCGGTATTAAACAAAGGCGACGACTATCCATTAAAAAAGATAGGCACATTCAAAAGCGAAGCCGATGCAATCAAAGCATGCAAAGAACATTACGAAAAAGCATGCACAGCACTGCAAAGGCTGGGCAAAGAAACACCAAAGTTATCTTTCATTTAACGACACCTCAGGGGCACACCATGCAAAACAATATCGACCGATATACAAAAGTTGTCCAATGGGCACAGCAACGCTATACAGACAAAAAAACAGGCGTATTGGTGGTAAGTAGCGGCCGCCCCTTGACTGTTCGGCTGCTGCCCTGGTGGCTGCGCTGCCTGGGCTGGGCGCTGAGCAGCGAATTCCCCATCCTGCGCATGTTTTACCTGATGCAACGCCAAGGCGGGCTGTGCCGCCGTGCCAGTGCCGTGTGGGCCTGGCACATGTTTATTAACTACGCAAAAAAGCGTTGAACTTTCGGAGCAATTGAGATGCTGAACACCCTTTACATGACCCTGACCGCATCGCCAACCGGCGCGGTCGATATCGCATGCAGCGAGCCGCGCCTGGTGCTGCCCCTGCGCGGTGCGGTGCCGGATAAGCCGGGCAGTGGCTTTGCCAAGGCATCGGTACACACCATGGCCTGGGACATGCTGGCCTTTGCCGCCCTGAAGGGCTGCCGTGTGGGCGGCAACGTGGCCGCCAACCGTGTGAACCCTGTTCTGCTGATTGGCCTGGCCCAAGCGCTGCTGGACCCCGAACAACTGGGCCACGCCGTGACGGCTGAGGTGCGCGACATGGCGCGTTTGGCGCTGGGGTTGCCTGCTGTGGAGAGCCACTTGAAGCCGGTGGCTGTGACGGATTGGAGTAACGACATGGATGAAAGCGAAAGCGTGGATCTGCCAGAGGCTCACGCAGCAAGCGTAGATCGCATCACACAAGCCGAAAAAAACAGGTATGGGGCAAAGAGTGCGGCAGACCACAAGGCGGCGGAGCAGGAGTTTCTCTCTGCTGTAGCCTCTCATAAGGAGATATTCGGAACTCCGTTCAAGCGCAATGGCGTTTGGCAATAAATGGCCAGCCCTTCAAACGAGGGGCATCACACAAGCGCCCGTACAGCGTGGCCGAGCACAGTTTGCTGGTGGCCGACATTGCCGCAGCCGATGGTGCCAGCGTGAGCCAGCAACTGGCCGCCCGCCAGGGCCGTCCGAACGAGCGCCGGGTTAGCCGGCTGAAAGGGAATGACATGACAAAGATGATTGACACCGAAGGCGACGCGCTGCCAAACAACGGGCCAGACGACAAGTACGATAACTGCTGGGACATCAACCTGTGGGGCGACGGCGAACTGTCTCTCTCAATCCCGATGTTCTTTGATGCTGGAGATTACAACGGGGCTGGAGTTGTGACAGTCGGACTCCGCGAGCTGCTCCAAGAGTACCTGGACGATTGCGACAGACTAGATGGAGGTGAAGGGCTGCAGCCGCTGGCGGCGATGTTTCGCGAGTTCGCGGACAAGTATGAGGTGGCAGCCATTGATGCATGGAAAGAGAAAACACCCGCACAAATTGACGCAGCATTGAACAGGGTCACAGCCAACGACACGACCAAAGCACTAGCCAGGCTGTGCGAGCTGTGGGAGATATTAGACCGCATGTTTGGAGGTGTGAAATGAGCGGCCTGACTACCCGAGCGTGCCTCGCGGCGACGTACATGATTGCTGCCGCCGTGCTGTATCTTGACCTGTTTGTCTGGAGGGCTGTATGACTCGCATCAACCTCGTAGACCCGAGCACGTTGCACAGCAAGCACCTGCTGGCCGAGTACCGTGAACTGCCGCGCGTGTTCGGGCTGGTTCAACAGGCGCTGCTCAACCACAACGGGTTGCCCCGGAACCGGCCCGCCAACTTCACGCTGGGAACCGTAGGAATTCATCAAAAAGCAACCGGTCACACCGGTAAGGAGAAACTCAATGTTCAAAGCTGATACTATTTTCCCTGAGACTTCCATGTTATTTGACTGGGAGTCGATGATGGACGCTTACACGCCGTGGGAGTTGCACGACGGTGTCTGGTTCAAGATGGAATCCAAGTACGCTCCTCTGGGGTACGGCGGTCCTAACGGAGCTAAGCTCAGGCAGTTACAGCACTTGTTTAAACGCTATCGTCACGGGGCGACACACGTTGTCACCGGCGCGTCTGTACTCAGCCCACAGCACTCTATGACCGCTATCTTGGCGTCTTACTACGGGTTGCCCAGCCGTCACGTTGTCGGTGCTACGACGCCTGTTTCAATGCTAAAGCATCCGAACGTGCTGGTCGCCAAGGGGTTTGGCGCGCACTTCGAGATCATCAACGTCGCCTATAACCCGGCGCTACAGTCTGAGGTCAAGCGTCTGACAAAGGAAAGTTCGTTCGTGGTTCCTTACGGTATTACCCGTGATCACAAAACACACGATGCTCAGGAGATTTACGACTTCCACATGGTTGGCGCGAAGCAGGTGGAAAACATGCCTGACGAGGTCAAGACTCTGATAGTTCCGAGCGGTTCTTGTAACTCCCTGACGAGCGTTATTCTCGGGCTGAGCATGGATTCAAAGAACCTGAACACGCTCTACGCTGTGGGTATCGGGCCAGACCGCCGAGCCTGGGTTCGTGAGCGTTTGCGGGTGATGGGCATAGACCCTGAGAAGCTGCCTTTCAGGTGGGTTGAGAAGAGCCTGCACGCCGAAGGTGTCAAGTACACTGACACGGTGAAAGAGTCATTTGCTGGCATACCGATGCACAAGAATTACGAGGGGAAAGTTATCCGCCATCTCAAGCAGACCGGCGCTCTTCGCCCAGACCAGGGCACCGCTTTCTGGGTAGTCGGTTCTGAACCTGACGTCAACATCATCCGCCCATTTTTCACTCACCGGGAGGCTGTATGAAGCAGGTACACGACAAGGTCACGGGTGACCTGTTCCTCATGTCAAAAGACTACCGCCTGCCGGAGAACCGGCGTGAGTACTTTGATGCGCTGTACGCTATGAACCTGCGTCATGGAATCATGCCTGGCCTGGTCTACCTTTACATGCCTAAGCTGGCGGAGCACTTCGGCTGGGATGATGAGCAGAAGCTGTGGTTCGCTACCATCAACGGGTGTACGCAGAACCCCATCACATCGCTCATAATGTTCAACAAGTTCCCCGAGCCGCCGGCCACCCCTGACAAGTGGCGCGGGATGGATGACTGGTTCAACGCGCATTGGCCAGAGTTGCAGTTCGACACCGACCGTCTGAAGAACAAGCGCAACACCGTCAAGGCGTTGTTCACGTACTGGAAAGCGGTGAAGGAGATCGCTGGCGGGTCGCAGGCTCGCTACTGGTCGGTGTCCATGTTCCCTGCGGCGTGGGAGCGCGCGGGCGGCATATTCAGCTTCGGCCGGTTGTCACAGTTCAGCTACCTGGAATACGTACGCATAATGGGCTTCGGAGTTGAATGTGATGAGATGCTGTTTGACGACTTTGACGGATCCCGCTCGCACCGCAACGGGGCGTTGTTCTTGCTGGGCAAGGACGACATCGTGTTTGACAAGCGCGCCAGCAACGGCTTTGATGGCAAGTACCCTGACTTCAAGAAGATGTGTGAGTGGCTTGAGGGCTGGTGCACCGGGTACCTGCAGGAGTTCGGATCCATGTACGACCTACCTGACATCGGGCGCTTCACACTGGAAAGCCAGTTCTGCCAATTCAAAAATGGCTTCTTCAAGCGGCGTTACCCCGGCGTGTACGCCGACATGGCTTGGGAACGCATTCAGAAGTACGACGAGCTGGGTTTCAGCCGTGAGACTGAGGTGTTCAAGGCTATCCGCGCTGCGCACCTTCCTGACTGGCTCAGAGTGGAGACAGAGACCAAGCCGGTACCACGCGCTCAGCGCGCCGCTCAGTTCGCCGAGACCGGGTTCCCTAACCGTGGAGAGCACTTCCTGTGAAACATCAAATCATCAACGTCCGGGGCTGCAACGGCTCGGGTAAAACGCATACTGTTCGCAGGTTTTTGGATCGCTTACCTTACGAAAAGCTAGGTCCCAACTCGAGCAGGCCCTGGGGCTATAAAGTGGATGCCTCTTCTTGGGGAATCACGGGACCCGTGATGATCATCGGTTCGTATGAGAACTCTTGCGGTGGGGGTGACGGTATAAATAGTCAAGAGGAAATTGCAGACCGGGTTGTAAAGGCTCACGGCTACGGTCACGTGTTGATAGAATCTCTACTGGTCAGCAAAAGCTCCGCTGGCGGTCACGTCGCTCCTATCCTCAAGGACCATGGGGCCATATTCGGGTTCCTTGACACCCCGTGGGATACGTGTCTTGAGCGGGTTCTAGCGCGCCGAGCCGCTGCCGGTAACGACAAACCGTTTGACCCGGACAAGACCATGAAGTCAGCCTACGAGCAGTGTCACCGCAGCGCCGTGCTTCTGACCCAGGCTGGTGGATACGATGTGCGCTGGATTGACCACACCGACGCAGTCGGCACAGTAGTGCGCTGGCTGAAGGAGGCTGAAAGTGCGTAACTCAAATCCACACTCCGCCCCGGTCGACGCTGCGGGTATTCAGAGCTATTCAGGGTACCTGTACTTCGTTTACGAGCGTGAGATCATGCGTGTCGCGCGTGACAACGGCTACACAGGCCCGCTGACTGCGGACCCGGTTCTCAGCCGTTACCGGTTCACTAACATCCGCCGCCGTGATGACCGCATGAGCAGGTGGTTTATCACCAATCTGATTGACCCAGCGGTGGAAGACGGTGATCAGAACCTCTGGTTCACCCTGCTGGTAGCTCGGCTAATCAACTGGCCTCCGACTATTCAAGCACTGATAGACGCCGGGGTGATACCTTGCTCACCCGCCAGCTTCAATGCTGATCGCTTTGTTGAGGTGCTCGAGGGTCAGAAGGCTAAGGGTCTCAAGGTATACGGCGGCGCTTACATGGTTTACCCCACCATGAAAGACCCCGGCGGTGTGAAGTCGCAGAGCATTGCCCGGTGGATCATCGGAGACGTGGTAAAGCGCGCCCCGCAGATTGAGAGAGTGGTGTTTGACTTTGATCATCTGAGCGTGTGTCGGATTGTCACTGAGTTGAGTAAGTGCTTCGGCGTGAGCACTTTCATCGCTGGGCAGGTGGCTGCGGACTTGAGCTACACTCCCATGGGCGGCGACTTTACTGACCTCTATACATGGGCACCGCTCGGGCCGGGGAGCCAGCAAGGGTTGAATCAGCTGTACGGTAAGCCTAAGTTCCACACCTGGGCACAACGTGACTTCAATGATGCTCTGATGCGCGCCCTGGGCGCAATCGAGCGTGAGCTTGACATCACCGGCATGACCTTGCATGACGTGCAAAACACGTTCTGCGAGTACGGTAAATACGCCCGCACCGTGCTCGGTGAGGGTAAACCTAAGACCAATTACAAACCTGAGACGGAGTATTGAACATGTCTGAGATAAAAGCGCGTAACGTGAATGAGATGCTCACCGAGGCGCTGTGGGCGCTCCGCGTGAGTAACAGTCCAGTGGAGCAGACTCGCAATGGCCCCGTGCGGGCGTTTGACGAGCCTGTCATCTTGACCTATCGCAGACCTGAAGAGCGCGTCATGTTCTCACCGCTGCGAGACTGCAACCCGGTATTCCACCTGATGGAGTCGATCTGGATGATCGCGGGGCGTAACGACGTTGCGTTCCCCACGTTGTTCAACAGTTCGTTCGGACAGTTCAGCGACGACGGTGAGACATTCAACGCAGCCTACGGCCACCGCTGGCGTCATCACTTCGGGCGAGACCAGCTAGTCGAGGTGATTGAACTGCTGCGCCGTGACCCTCAGACCCGTCAGGCCGTGATTCAGATGTGGGATACGGCGGACTTGACCAAGCCCACTAAAGACAAGGCTTGCAACATGTCAATCGTGTTTGACCGCCGTAAGGGTCAGCTCAACATGACCGTTTTTAACCGTAGCAATGATTTAGTTTGGGGTGCTTGCGGTGCTAACGCCGTACATATGAGCTTCCTGCAGGAGTTTGTAGCTAGCGCTCTGGGCGCTCCCACGGGAGTGTATAGGCAAGCGTCTAACAACATGCACCTGTATCTTGAGACGTACGACGGCGCAAAGTTCCTGAATGACCCTTCAGAACCCAGCGCGTACAATCACTATGCGTCTGGTGAGGTTGAGCCGTTGCCCATCATGCTCAACTCAGACTACAGGTCATTCATTGCTGACTGTGAGCGGTTCTGCGACGATCCTTTCAACGGTGAGAACCGATATGTTCACCCGTTCTTCCTAGGCGTGGCGCACCCCATGGCTATGATCAGCCGCACCCGGCGCGGTAAGGCTGGCACCGGCGAGGGCTGGGCTGCAAAGGTCAAAGCCTCTGACTGGCGACGCGCGGCTTTCGAGTGGATTCAACGCCGTGAGAAAGCCCGATTGTAAAAAGCAATCACGACTGCCCGAGTGGTTCAAAAATACAATCACACGGGCCGTAAAAGTGGCCTAAAATTCAGTCCCATACCTTGATAACTTCCTAACTGGAGAACTACGTTGAAACAACAGCTCGAATTCATGCTATACGGCTCCGAGGTCAAGCGGTACCACACCGTGACCACGCTGCGCGAGGAGACCGTCGCCCATCACTCGCACAACGTCGCGATGTTGGTCTTGGCGCTGGACCCCGGCGCTACGGCACCAATGCTCAAAGCCGCTCTGCTGCACGACCTTGCTGAGCAGGTGACCGGTGATATTCCTTCCCCGGCCAAGCGCGAGTACGGTATCGGAGATCAGGTTGACGAGCTTGAGGACCGCCTGTTGAGCGAGTCAGGTTGGAACTACCCCGGCTTGACTTCTAACGAAAAGCGCACTCTCAAACTGGCCGACATCGCCAGCGGCGCGCTGTTTTGCGCACGTGAGATGGAGCTGGGTAACGTCCGCGCTCGCATCGTCTTTGACCGCTACATGTCTTACGCCCGCAGCTTGCTGCTGGTAGGTCGTCATGCTGAACTGTTCAACATCATTGAGGAGATGGCAAATGTCTAACGCGAACGCTATTCAAGTCGGCGGCTCACACTACAAGACCTCCACCGGTGTGCAACACTGGGACATCGTTGAGAATTACAAGGTCGGCTACCTTGAGGGTTGTGCCAGCAAGTACGTCCTGCGCTGGCGCAAGAAGAACGGTCTCGAGGACCTGCACAAGGCTGCGCACTTCCTGCGCAAGTTGTACGAATGCCGCTCAAACATGTCTTTTGGCGAGTACTTGAGCCGCATGCCTAACGTGCCGAATCACGTTGTGACCCGCTTGTGCTGCGACGCCGGGTTGTGTGGCACTGATGAGCAGATCATTCGCCACATCTTGACCTGGCAGTCCACCGCGACAGTTGACCTCGCCCGCCGGTTGGTGGAAGAGCTGATCGCCGAAGTCGAGTCGGTTGAAGACATGCGCGGCTACGTGAATCAGGGCTGAAAATGTCAACCTGGATTTATGACACTGAAACCTTGCCCAACAGGACGCTGTTTTGCGCCCTGGACGACGAGGCCGGTGAATGGTTTGATCTCTGGCTGCATGAGCCCGGAGCGCCTGAGCGCCTGAAGAAGTTCCTGCGGCAACCCGGCGCGACATTTGTCGGGTTCAACAGCCTGAGCTTTGACCGGGTTGTTGTGGCTGCGATGTGCGCTGGCCGCTCCTCATCAGACGTCAAGCGCATAGCTAACGACCTGATTGAGAATGAACTCGCACCGTGGCAGGCTATGCGCAAGTACACCCTGCCGGACATGGGGTTTGATCATATCGACTTGATAGAGGTCTCCCCCTCGTTCGTTGGTCTGAAGGCATACGGCGCTCGCATGCACATGCCGCTGCTGCAGGATATGCCGATAGCTCACGATCAGGAGATCACCGCTGAGCAAGAAGCCACCGTGTTGTCGTACTGTCACAACGACGTGCTGACGACGCAGGAGTTGATGCGCAGGCTTGAGCCTGAGCTTTTGCTGAGAGTGGAAATGTCTCGCAAGTACGGCACAGACATGCGTAGCAAGTCTGACGCGCAGATGGCTGAGCAGGCGTACATTACGAGCATGGGTCTTCAGCGGCGTAATAACAAGATTCCCGCCACCGTCACCTACGACCCACCTGAGTTCATTAGTTTCACGGATCACGGTCTGAGGACGCTGCTTGAGCGGGTGCGTAACCATACGTTTGAGATGAACCAGAAGACAGGTCACGTGATACTGCCCGACTTCCTTGGCGCTGAGCAGGTCACCTACAAAGGCGGCACGTACCAGTTAGGGGTTGGTGGAATCCACAGCACGCACGACAAGAGCGTTTGTCACGTGGCCGGGGATGACTGCATCACTGACATTGACGCCGCTAGCTTCTACCCGTCTATCATCCTGGAGTGCGGGTTCGTACCAGCCGGGTTGGGTGAGGCGTTTGTTGAGGAGTACCGCAGTATCTACCGTCGTCGCCTTGAGGCTAAGCGCGTGGGTGACAAGACCACCGACGCGACCCTGAAGATCTCGCTCAACGGGTCATTCGGCAAGCTCGCTAGCCGTTACTCGGTGCTGTACGCGCCGGACTTGATGCTAGCGGTGACGCTGACTGGGCAGTTCACGCTGCTGATGCTGATTGAGCGGCTCGCCAAGGTCGGTGTTGAGACGCTGTCAGCCAACACTGATGGTATCGCCGTGCGCTACCCTGCCGGGCTGAGGTCTGAAGTTGAGCGCGTGGTGACTGAGTTCAGCGCGCTGTCACGGTTTCAGTTTGAGTATACCGAGTACCGCGTTTTGGCGATGAAGGACGTCAACAACTACTTCGCAGTCAAGACAGATCGCAAAGTCAAGGCGCGTGGAATCTACGCTCCGCTGAGCCTCAAAAAGAACCCCACTGCAGGAGTTTGTGCTAGCGCGGTAGGCGAGCGCCTATCGAAAGGCACCGCACTGCTCGAAACCATCAAAAACGCGCGCTTCGAGGACTTTCTGAGCGCTCGCAACGTGACCGGCGGAGGCGAACAGTCAGGAGAGTACCTAGGTAAGGTGGTTAGGTGGTATCAGAGCACCGACCGGGACCTGCCTCCGCTGCGATACGTGAGCAACGGCAACAAGGTCAACAAGACTGAAGGCGCTCGCGCCTGCATGACGCTGCCGGAAGGTGGGGTGCACCCCGCAGACCTGGACTACGACTGGTATCTGAAGGAGTCACTGAGAATTATGAAGGATGTAGGCTGCGCTGAATACCTGACCGCTGAAGAACTCGAGCTGATAGCTCCACCACCCAAGAAACAAAAGAAAGCCAAAAATGCAACATGAACCTGGAAACTCACGCACTGTGTTCGTGACACAGGCTGACTACACAAAAGACCTGAGCGACGCTAAGCGCTTCGGTGAGCTGAAGGCGGTCTTCGCCAACGTTCGCAAGCCCTACGACACTGATGAACTGCTACGCAAGGCGCGTCGCGTGCTGGCTAGCTATCAGGCCGGTGACTACCTGCTGTTGATGGGTGACCCGGCGCTGAGTTCGGCGTGTATGTCGGTGGCCTGCGAGCACGAAGGCGTGATCAACATTCTGAGCTGGGACCGCAATTCATTCAGCTACGTACCCCAAACATGGAACTTTGATCGGTTCCCTGAAGACCTCGAATCCCCCATGGCAGACGACGACTGCCTCTAACCAAGAAAGGAAACAAAGATGTCAAACTGGAAGAGCGCTTTGCGCGTAGGTAAGCAGCCGGTCCCCCCGAGGGTCTGCGTGTATTCTTCACATGGAGTAGGTAAGAGCACCCTGGCCAGCCAGTTCCCCAAGCCCATCTTCATCAGCACCGAGGACGGTCTGGACTCACTTGACGTGACCAGCTTCCCCCGTGCGCAGAAGATTGAAGACGTGGCAGGCTCAATCAAAACACTGATCAAAGAAGACCATGACTTCAAAACGGTCGTGATTGATTCTGTTGACTGGTTGGTTGAGCCACTCATCGTCAACAGCGTGAACGCCTCTCACGACGAGAAAGAGCAGTCTTACGGCAAGGGTGCGGTGTTCATCGCCGAGGAGTTCCGTGAGATCTTGCAGGGGCTTGATGTGCTGCGTCTGAAACGCGGAATGAACGTCGTGCTCATCGCCCATGCAGCCGTGGTTAAATATCAAGACCCGCGCACTGAAGAATACGACCGCTACCAGCCCAAGCTCCCCAACCGCTGCAACGCGCTCCTGCAGGAATGGGTTGACGTGTTGGCTTTCGCTGCTTTCAAAGTGGCTATTAAGAAAACTGAAGGCAAGGGGTTCGCCGGGCCTCGCGCGCGGGGTGTTTCAACCGGCGAACGGCTGCTGCACTTTGTTGAAAACCCAGCATACGTAGCAAAGAACCGATACAATTGTCCGGAGGAAATTGAACTGAGCTTTGAGAACTTTTCAAAAGTCGTCCCGTTAGTCGGAGTGTGAGATGAGTAGACCTTACGCGTATCGAGTGACAGAGAAGCTCACTGGTAAATGGTATATTGGCAGCAAGTACGGCAAGAGTGCTGAGCCGTCAAAGTTGGGTGTTTCATATTTCACCAGCAGTGATGTTGTTGAACCGTTGTTTAGGCGGAACCCGGCGGCTTTCGATATTCAGATACTGGTGATCAGTGATTCGAACTATGTGCGTAAGATGGAAAGCACGCTGACTAAGATGCTGGACGCCCGTAATGACCCGATGTCTTTTAATGAGTACAACGGGAGTCAGAACGGCGTTCCGGGCGGTGAATCAGCCGCTAGAAACAAAGTAGGCGCTATGGGTAGAAGCGCTGAAAAGATGAGTTCAGACGGAGCTAAAGGTGGTAACTCATGCGCGGAACTCAAGCGCGGTATCCACGGCAGAACACCTGAAGAGATGTCTGAACAAAATCGCGAAGCTGCTCGCGTGATGACGTTGAAATACCCTTCGGGTACCCAAACACCTGAACAGCGTAAGGCTCAAGGTGAGAAGGCGACTTCTCAAAAGTGGAAGTGCTTAGAGTGCGGTATGGTTTCAAACCCTCCCGCTTTAGGTCGTCATCAGAAGTTTTCAGGTCATTCTGGAAAAATTCAAATCGTTTAACACTGTAAGGAAACATATCATGGCTAAATTCAATTTCGATTCTTCTGAAGTCGACATGAACAACGCTACCGCTGGCAACTACGACCCTATTCCCGATGGCGAGTACACGCTGGAAGCGATTGACGCTGAGGAGAAGGAAACCGCTGCTGGCGGTGTGATGATCAAGGCTAAGTTCGAGGTGGTCGGCGGGGAGTACGCTGGCCGCTGGATCTGGCAGAACTTCAACGTCGTCAACAAAAGCGAGAAGGCTCAGAACATTGGCCGCGCGCAGTTGGTGGCATGGGCTACCGCAGCCGGCAAGCCCGAGGCTGATGACACTGACAAGCTGCTCGGCAAGAAGTTCAAAGCGCTGGTGGGCATTCAAGAGGGCACCAACGGCTACAAGGACAGCAATCGCGTGAAGGCGTTCCTGTTTGACAAGCCCGAGGCTGCTGAGAAGAAAGCCCCGGCGGCTAAGGCTGCTGCAAAGCCCGCCGCAAGCGCTCAGAGTTCGCAGAACAAAGGCGCTGGTAAAAATCCTTGGGACGATTGATGAATAGCTGCCGACGCTGAGTTCGGCTGACACCCCGGAAAGACGGGGGCTATCAAGGGTGCGGATCAGAGGTTTAGGTGAGATTCCTATTTCAAGCCCGAAGGCGGCTGGTTCGATCCCAGCCCGCACCCTTGATGGCTGCCAGGCGCGTCAGCGCACTTCACTGTGCGAGCGAACCGCTACCTGGGAGGACTGGGGTCATCAACCCTGCTTTATAACTGGAGAACTAGATGCCTGCAATTCCACCCCTCGCCGAGCAAGAGCTCATCAACCGCGTCTACGACGCAATCAAGGCTGAAAAATACGACAAGGATCTGTACTTGGGTCGCCTGGGCTCATCATTCATCGGGCGTGAGTGCCTGCGCCAAACGTGGCTGAGCTGGAGAGCGTTTGCCTCTGCTGAGTTCGACGGGCGTATGTACCGCCTGTTTGAGACCGGGCACATTCAGGAAGACCGCATAGTAGCGGACATGCGCCGCGCCGGGTTCATGGTGTACGACCGTGATGAAAACGGCAACCAATTCGAGTTCGTTGACGACACCGGGCACTTCATTGTCAAGGTGGACGGCATTCTGAAGGGTTTCCCTGATGACCCTGACACGCCGTACGTTCTTGAGATCAAGACCCACAACAAGAACAGCTTCTCCGCACTGCAGAAGCACGGCGTTCGCGCTAGCAAGCCTGAGCACTACACGCAGGTTCAGGCGGGTATGATGCTAGGCGGATTCACGCAGGCTGTCTACATCGCGCTCTGCAAGGACGATGAGAAGTTCCACGTTGAGCGCGTTGACTCTGACCCGGCCGAGTTCGAGCGAATCTGCTACAACATTCAGAAGATGGTAGACGCCACGCTCAAGCCCGCAGGTATCAGCGATGACGGCAGCTCATTCGGCTGCAAGTTCTGTGATATGAAAGGTGCTTGCACCGGGGCCGTAAAGCCCGTCAAAACATGCCGCTCCTGCCGGTTCTCAACGCCATCAGAGCGCGGTGAGTGGGTGTGTGAGTTGTCGGTTGATCGCATAGTGCTTGACAAAGCCGCTCAGCGCGCCGCCTGCCCCAGCTACGAAAGTATGTGATGTTGATTGTCGGAATAGACCCAGGCCTAACCGGCGCGATAGGCTTCCTCAGGGATGGCGTTTTCGCTGGTGTAGAGGACATGCCAGTGGTTCTCAAGGGGGTTGGCTCAGTCAAGAACGAAGTGTCCCCAGCGGGTATGAAAACGCTCATCAAAGAGCGCCTGCAGCCCGGTGACGCCGTGGTGTCAGTGCTTGAGAAGGTCGGGGCTATGCCGGGGCAAGGGGTTAGCTCGGTTTTCAGCCTCGGGGACTCATACGGCGCGGCTCGTGCGGTGCTAGCCACGGGCGGGTTTGAGCTGATTCAGGTAGCCCCGGCGACCTGGAAGAAGCACTTCAAGCTCACCGCTGACAAGGAGATGAGTCGCGCGCTAGCCCAACGTCTGTTCCCCGCAGCGCCTTTGCACCTGAAGAAGCACGACGGTAGGGCTGAGGCGCTCTTGCTGGCTCGGTGGCTCTGGGAGACGCGCTACTCCTGATTGGCGGAGGCAATCAAGAACTTGATCGTAGTTCAAAAATACAATCATCCGACCTGAGTTTACGCACTAAAATTCAGGTCGGTCTATAACTCAATAACTGGAGAACTGAATGGCTCTATTCCAATTCCAAACCAACCTCGGCCCTGAAGACGAAGAGTTCACGGTCAGCGTGGATTCTGTACGCCTTGGTCGCCCAGGCAAGTACTACGGCCCGTGGGAAGACTCCTATCCGGATGAAGACGACGAGGTGGAGTACGAGATTCTGAGGTCTGACGGCAGTGAGTACAAAGACGCTACTGACCGCGAGCACGACAACATCGTGTATGAGATCATTGAAACTCACAAAGCCAGAAAGGAAGACTACCGTGATTGATAACCAATTACCTGCGTGGGCAAAAGTCGTCAGCGCTCTTGAAGCCAGAAAAGACCAGTCGCTCGGCGCGATACTGTTGAAAGGTGTGAGCGTTGAAGAGCTCTCCGGCGCGGTTGAGAGCGGGTACGCTCGGCGCTACTGGCTGCTGTCAGGCACGCCGGTTTACCGCTCAACTGACAAGGGTCGTAAGACGCTGTCAATGTTGAAGTCAAAGCAGCAACTGGCCTACGCTAAGGCGGCTGTCTCAGTTCCCCGGGAACCGGTAAAGTGCACGCCGTACACGCCTGAAAGCTGGGTTAACCCTAGGCCTGAATCAATGAACGCACTGAACGTACCTTCACGAGGAGCACTAGCATGAATATTTCACATCTGACTCGGGTTCGCCGCATGTTCAACAGCGAGTTCGTTAGCCGCGAGGTTAACCGAGCTAACCAGCGTAAATGGGTGCGGGCGATACGCCTGCTGGGCTCAAACTGGCTGTACGCGGTCAGGGTGGAGAAGCTGCAATGAAGCAGCCCTGGGAAACCAAGCCCGATGACGATCTGGATGATCTGTACCTGGACAGCCTTGCATCAATGGCTGTTGTCGCTCTGTGCGTGATCGCATGCATCCTGTTGACGATGTTGGTGTACTCGCTGGCCCAGCCGTGGGTGAATGAGATTCTGGCTAACTGGGAGTTCAAGCCATGAGCCAAGAAACACATCTCGCCATTGCGTCGGCAGTCTTTATTTTGTTGGCAACTGGATGGGCTACCAAGATTTTCTGTGAAGGCGCAGAACTCATGGACTTGATTGGGCTGTCCACAGCGATGCTTGTGCTCGGCTTTATGGCTGGAAAGATGCTATGACCAAACAAGAAATGTTATCCCTGATGCGCCTGCTCTCAGCGTTGGAGGCTTGGGGCTTCGCCACGAAAGAGCGCATCCCCGATTACCTACATGAACAGCTTGCTGACAGCATGGAAGTGCTGGATCGGGAGATTCTTTATCCTGAACCGAAGGGTCCATTGCCATGAGCCGAACAGTATGTGGTGAATGCTGGATGCCTTACGGTGACAGCGGTGAGTGTGGCTGCCCATCAGCAAAACCAGCAATGACATGCGCCCAACTAGCTGATGAGTTAGTTGCGCCAATTGGTAAATCTGGGCAAAGCACTCACGCAATCTGCAAACAGGCAGCCGCCCTCATTCGCCGCCAGCACGAAGCGATCAAGGTGTTGCGCTCTTGCTTGAAGTGGTATCTCGACGAACACGGAGTGATGGACAAAAACATGGGCGCGAAGTGGATGGAGGACAACGCCTTTTGGATTGCTGGACAGCAACGGGCGAGGCAAGCACTCGCAGATACGGAGGAATTCAAATGAACCAAGACCGAATCACAGAGCGTGCGAAGCAAGCAGACGGGGCCAAGTACGTCAACCGACACACGCCAGATGCAGCAGCGTTTGGCTTCATGCAAGAACAACTCCAACGCTTTGCCGAACTGGTCAGGGCTGAAGCCTTGGAAGAAGCAATGCGAGTGCTTGAGTTCCACGGTTTTGATGATGCTATCCCATACGTTAAGTGGGCAGCGGTAAACGGAAGGAGCAAGACATGACAGACACCCTCACAGTGAGCCGCGAACTGCTGCGGCATACCATCGACGCAATGATTGGTGTTTTCAACGGTGCGTCCATCACTGGCATGCCAGTCGTAAAGTCTGTATCCGCACTCAGAGCCGCGCTTGAACAGCCAGCACCCCAAACACAGGAGAAATCAAATGAAAGACCATAAGCTCGTCCCGTTACGCCCACCAGAATCCATTCTTGCGGTTGTCAGAAAGGCGTATGGAAACGCCACGGCGTATGACGTAGGCCATGTTTGGCACGAAATCTACACCAGACTGCCGGATGCAGCACCAGTGCAGGAGCAACAACCAGCACCAGCCTCGAAGCCAGTGTTGCTCCAATGCTTGGGCTGTGAGCGTGTTGGGACGCAAGAGCAACTGTCTGCATCAACCGATTGCGACTGCTGGAAGCACTCGCAGCCAGCACCAGTGCAGGAGCCACAGCCTGTGGCGTACTTAATGAAGCACGGCCAGTGGAGCACAAACATCGAGACAGATGAGGGCATGTGGTTGCTTGAGCAGTTCCCGTCTGAAGATGTGCAAATACCTGTGTACCTAGCAGCACAACCCCGCAAGGCTGTGAAGCTGAGTGACAGCGAAATACTTGCGGCACTGGAAGTCGAATATGTATCTAGCGCACAGAACCGTCATCTGTTTTTGTCTGATGCAAGAATCATTGAAGCCGCTGTGTGGGCGAAATTGGGAGTTGAAAAATGAGACCGTGGGTTATTTGGATGATCCGTCACCGCATGGCGTGGCTGCTGAAAGCCTTGGCTGTGCTGCTGTACCCGGTGCATGTGCTGGCCTACTGGGATGAGGCTTGGAAGGATGTGCAGAACACACTCGACAACATTGACCATGAGGAGTCAAAGAAATGATCGACATCAAAGCAATCAAGGCAGCGGCTGAAGCTGCTGAGTCTCGTAACTGGACGCATGGTGCAAACCCAGCCACAGTCATCGCCCTGTGCGACGAGATTGAGAGGCTGGCCACCATTGCATCTGAGTTGCAAGACCTGTGTGACAGGCAGGCAAAGCGGCTGGCAGAGGTGGAGAAGGATGCTGCGAGGTATGTCTGGTTGCGTGACGGAAACGATGCAAAGCACGGCAGAGCAGCGAAGATTGTTGACAACCACTACGGGTTGGAGTGGGATGACCTGATTGACCTCGCTATGGGGGACAAACAATGAACGACACCGTAACGAAGCTGATGGGGATGGTTGATCTGCTGTGCAGCGCATGTGTTGACGATGTGTGCGCCGGAGACCAAGCGATCCCAAACTATGAGAGCAATGCGTCTACGCTACACGCCGCTCTTGAATCAGAACTGACCCGGCTGTTCACGCCTTTGACGAATGAACAGATCAAAAGACAAACGGAAGTTTTTATATGGCTTAATAACCCTAATGATTTCAAAAACGGAGTGAAATGGGCAGAAAAACATCACGGCATCACAGGAGAGAAGAATGCGCAAGCTACCTGAACCAGTGGCGTACCTGACGGATGCGCCAGAACACAAGTTCATTAGCTTCTTTCTGAGCCGTGACCCGCACTCCAAGCAGGAGTCACTCTACTCCGAGACGCAAGTCAAAGAACTGCTGGCCCAAGCGGACAAGGACGCATCCGATCTGATGCTGATCGTCCACATGAAGCAAGCGGCCAAATATGACCCGGTGCTGAAACAGGCGCTGGAGGCACTGACACGTTGGAAGAACGCAAATACATTTTCAGGGCGTATCAACGCACAAAAACCGGGAGTCGATGCAATCGACGCAATCAAAGGAGTGCTGGGATGAGCAAACCAGCCAGCAACCGACACAAGGAACCGACCTTGCAAGCGATAATCAACGACACCTGCCCACGCTACCGCATGACCCCTGTTGAGCGCGCGGTGGCTAGGCAGAAGTGGAGCGGAGCCACTCTCAGAGCACACCTGCAAGCGCTGGCCGGGGAAGACTGGAGAACCGTGATAGAACACGTGGCGTCTCTGACGTACATAATAGGCTCCGCCGCAGAGTACGACAAGCTGCCTGAGACAGCTGACTTGAGAATCGTGCACGGCGCTGCTCGAACGGCAGTCGACGTGGTTAGCTATGAGTCACTGACACACATGCAGCGCGGTGCCTTAGAAGCTGGGCTCTTGGCCGTAGAGAGGCTACATCCCAAGTTGTCAGACCACGCGCTACGCCGAGCCTCGGTAATGGCGCAGATGTTGATTCAAGCTAAGAGCGGAATTCATTGGTGTGATTTTCAACAATTCGTAAAGGAGTGATGATGATAGACAGGTTCAAGCGGGCGTGGTCCGCATTCAAAGATGAGCCGCTAGACGGCTTCAAGTGGAACAAGCAGTACAAAGTGTTCACTGATCAGAGCCGTGAGTGGTTGGACATCAGCCTAGCGCCGCGCGGGGTCAAGCTGCACCTGCTGACAAAAGAAGGTATGCCGACGCACGGTGAACTGACTGAGCGCACATTATTCCAGTTCAAGGGTTGGGAGCCTCTGCCCAGCACCCCGCACTGGATGAAGGAAATTCGTTAACCCATAGGAGATTGAGATGAGTATTGATTCAATGTATTTGTGGCACCTGCGCGCCCGCCCTGAACCCACTAGCCGAGACTTTGACGTCCAGCTCGGATGTCACTTAGAGGAAGTCGCCAAGGGTCCCAACTACCGCGCGCCAGACCTCACCGGGATGTACTGAGGTGCCTTGGGAAATGGTCTGCGCGCTGCTAGGGCCGGGGCTCACGTGGAGCAAGACTCAGGAAGAGCTCCTGCGCGCTATCGAGCTGGCGGAGAAGGCTGGAAATCACGACGCCGCCGAGCATATTCGCATCATACTCGCGCGGCGTAACTTGGTGATGTTTGAAACGCCGGTTCAGCGCTTGGACTCTTCCCGCTGAATGTCCTGCTCTATCAAGCTGAGTTCAGGCTTGGCAGGGGTTTTTTCAGCGGCGATGTCTCGCTCTATCAGGCTGAGTTCAGCCGGTTGGGCGGGGCTTTGCGATTCGTCAACCATTGTGTCAGCGCTCTGCGGGGCGCTAGGGAATGCGGCCTGCGAGCCCACTACTCCGCGCTCTATAGCTGTACCTCGGATAGCCTTAGGCACTGCGTCAGATTGATACTTCTCCAGCAGCCTGACCACAGCAGCAACCTCATTCGGGTCTTTTGACATGAGCATCTCGCCGAGCTTCTCGGCTGTCTTGTCAGACACCTTACCGCGAGAGATAGCGCGGGTGACCATCATAGACAGAGAGCCTCTGATGCCCCCGGTGACGGCCCCGGCAACAACCTCACCCACACCCTCACCGGCATCAAGCGCCTCACGCATCTGCAAGTTCTTGGCGGTGGAAGATCCACCTAGTATCTTTCCAGCTTGGCCGTACAACTGAGACTCGCGTTCCAGCGCAGCTTTGAACAGGTTGAACTGTGATGGGCTATCAAACAAGGGTTGCAGCTTAGCTTGCATCTCAGGCGAACCGATGACGCGCTGTGCCGCGTTCAGGTTGTTTGATGAACCCATGATTCGACCGTAGATGTCTCGCGACACGCCTGTGCGGAACGCTTCCTTCTCAGCTTGAGACATCTTACTGACCAGGTTCATCACCTGCTCATGATCCATCTTGCCGAAGTCATTCATGCCGGCCCGGATAGCGTCTAGCACTTCCATGTCACCGCCGTAGGTCTTACGCGCTAGAGCGTACTCTGGCACGTTCTCATCGATCGCGTTGACGAACTGGTTACGCAGTTGCTTGAGCGCGTTGGCTTCAGCGGTAGACATACCCTGACCCCTAAACCCTGAGTCGATGGTTGCATCAATACCGCGCTTGATGTAGTCAAGGGTGCGGACGTCCGGCAGCTTTGAGACAACCGGCGTCAGCTCTTGAGTCACCGGGTTCAGTTCCAACTTGTAAAGGTCCGGCAAGGCGAACTTGCTAGGGTCTTCTCCGCGCAGCTTAGCCGCCTGAGCCTCGGTGTCTGCGATCTTGCGCGCCTTGTCAAAGAATGCCTTGAATTGTGGGTTCTTGAGCACTTCATTGATGCGCGGGTCGTTTACTTCACCTACCGCGTAAGCGTTGTCATAAACGGTGCCGGCCTTGCTGCGCAACTGCTCTAACAGCTTCTGCTCATCTGCGTAGAAGTCTCCTGGGTTAAGACCCTTGACCACTTGCTGATGGGTGCGTTCGCGTGAACCGACGAGCTGCTGGTGCAGTTTGTCTTCAATCTTACGAGCGCCCGCCCCGGTACGCTGGGCAACTGCTTGTGCTAGGTCGGCAGTGGCCGGTGACACGTTAGCCACAACGGAAGGAACACCCATCGCGCGATCTTCAAGTATTTTGCGCTCAATCATTTGAGGGGTCAGTCCGGTCTGGTTAAGCGCCTCGCTGAGCTTGCCTGCCGCGCGCGTCGAAATGCGCGTTTCCGTGGGGTTCAGACGCTCCATGAGCCATCGCCAGCCAGCGCCCGCGCCGCGCAACATGAGGGGGGCTCCCGCGCCGAAAGCGCCACCTAATACACCGCCCGCGATAGCGCCTGAAGTGCGGTCTTGTTCAGCGGACCCTGCGCCTGAAATAGCGCCTGTCACAGCGGCAGCGGCTGCGAGCTTTGCGAGTGCGCCAGCACCCTGGGTCACCGCCGCAGGCTGCATGCCTGGAACCAGCGCCGTAGCCGCCATAGGAGCCGCCCCGCCCAGCATCTCCAGCGCGAACGCCGTCTTGGGGTTCTCAGAGTAGTACTGGCCGTACTCACCGCGAATGCGTTTGAGCTGGGCGTCGTAGTCATTGACACCGGCCCGTGCGCGAGCGTAGGCCTCAGCCTCATCTGACCAACCTAGACCCGCACCCTGACCTATGGCGCGCAAAGCGCCTACGGCTCGGTCAGCCGGGGGGAGGTTGCGTCGCGGTGCGATGAGGTCGCTCAGTGTTTGTTCAGCCATAGCGGTTTACTCGCTGTCAATTGGTTTTGTGTCGCGGTACGAACCGGCCAAGATGTCATCCAGGCGTTTCTTCTCTCGGGCGCGCTTGTCGACCAGCGCCTTGTAGGTGTTCTCGAGTATAACTTTACGCTCTGCGATGCTCTTGGAATCCAGACCTTGCAGGGACATCAAGACGGCGCGTTCGCCTTCCGTCGGAGCCGCTCCGAACGTCGCCTTAAGTTGTTCAAGACCCTGCTTACCGAGCAGGTTGTACAGTTCAGCTGTGTCCACGACTTTCTTGTCAGAACTGCCCGCCGCGCGCAGTGTCGCATACTGGGCTTTGTCAGCCAGTGAAGCGTCGTACGTGTTGGGGTTCAGCTTGAATGCTTTGCGTAGTGACGCCATCGAAGAGTCCAGCGCGGCGACCGTGTCTTCAGTCTCTGTGCGCAGCTTGACCTCAGCTGGGGTGAGCTTCTTGGCGGATTCAGCTTTTGCTGCTGCGGCCTGTTGCTGCAGGGTCAACCCTTGAGCGGCGACACCTGCCATGACCTGTTTATACCAGTCGCCTGATTCCAGCTTCGCGTCGAAGTACTTCTGAGCGGCCGTTGCAAATTCGGGCGTACCGGGTTTGAAGCCCTGGTCCGCCGCGAATTTTCCGGCCTCTGACTGAGGCTTGCCGCTCGCCATGTACTGCTTGAACAGTTCAGTCTGGATCGCGCGCTTGTCTTTGGACTCTTCAGACGCCAGCGTACGCAACGTAGACAGGTCGGTATCAGCGCCTTGCAGCGCCAGCTTCTGCTTCTCAAGCATGAGCTGCAACTGCTTAGCGCGAGACCCGGATTCAGCCGTACGGGTTTCTTTCCTGAAGTCAGCTGCTACCTGTCCGGCATTGCCCAAGCTCTCGAAAAAGCTGCCGGTCTTGGTAGGTGCGCCGAATGCTGCTGCGAGCCGAAAGTACAGCTCAGCCTGTGACGGGGCGCTGTCTTCTTTCTGGCTAGCTGCGGCGTCGATAGCTGCGTTGAACGCATCAGTCGCGCGGGTGCGAGCGGCCAGTGCTTCTTTCATCTGGTCCGCGTACGGAGACGGTTGGCTGCTCAGACGCTGTAGCATCGCCGCCATGTCTATCTGCGGGTTCGCTACGGGAGCTGGGGCTGCTACGGGGGCTGGGACTTTGAAAGACGGCTGAATGACCGGAATCACGCCCTGCTTGGCCGCATCGCGCATGATCGCTTCCCGGTCAGCCGGGTGCAGCATTTCCATTTGCTGTTCCTGCGTAGGGGGTGTTTCGTACTTCTGTGACAACTCTTGGATCGTAGGCATGTTCTGTCCTTAAGCTGGGCGGTTGATCGTGTTGTACAAACCCAGACCGGCGGTCGTCGCTGAAGCGAGCTGAGCCAGTGGTGAGGCTCCGGTGTTACCGGTGGCGGTTTGCTGCGTGGACGTTGGTGTGATCGGAGCCATACCGCGAATTTGAGTCGACATCCAGTCCAGCATTTGACGGGGATAGAGGTTAGCCTCGTTGTAGGCAGATTTAGACGCATCCATCTCGCGTTGGGCTTGGTTCTGGTATGCGGTGCCTGAGGCTTCCAGCGACGCCAAGTCAGCAGCCCGCATACCTTGTGAGGCTTGCGTAAGAGCACCGAGCTGCTGCTGGGCCTGAAGTTGGCGAGCGAGGTCAGTGTTAGCGAGGTTGCCGCTGAGTTGGGCCAGATTGGCCTGTTGACTCGCATACTGACCAGCCAGGGAACCGCTTTGTTGGGCTGCGTTCAGGTAGGCTTGCTGCTGTGCTTGAGTCAAGCTGCCGAGCTGGCTGGCCATGTTTCCGTACTGACTCGCGCCAGCAAGTTGATTCTGCACGCCTTGGGCTTGAGCACCAGACAGCGCTTGACCGGCAGACAAGAGCGCTTGTTGCTGCGTAGCGGCGAGCTGTCCCGCTGACTGACCCAGTTGAGCCTGCCGTGCGAGGTCGGTCTGTGACGCACCAAGGGCTTGAGAGTAGCCTTGGTTTGCCATCTGCGCTTGAGTGTTCAGCACGGATTCTTGCGTGTCTCGCAGCGCGCGCGAACCGAATTCACCCATACGGGTTCCGCCAAATTGACCAGCCTTGATGAATGAATCAGAAACAGCAGGTAGCAGGTTCTCGCTCAGGTTGCGAGCGCCCTGCTTAGCGACCACGTCCATCGCGTTCTGCTGATACGGGTTCATATACGCACTGATGTCTTGCGTAGCGCGGTCGTCAGCCCGATTGAAGTACGGCATGGCCGCAGACAATCCTGAGTTTTGCACGCTCTGTGAGGCGTAAGGGGCGAGAGCGTTAGCACCGGCGTTGTAGTTGATTCCGCCCAGAGCTTGAGCCTGCTGATTCACGTAAGGTTGAGCTGCCGCCACTCCGCTAGTGTTCAATCCCTGATTCATCAACCCCTGCGCAGCCGCCAACGGGTTGACGTTTGCGGCGTTCTGCATGTAACCCTGTGCGGCTTGCGTAGCGCCGTAGTTTCCAGTCAAGCCGCCAGTGCCGACCATAGCCTGATTCATCGAAGGAACCCACGCACCCTGGCCCTCAACAGCCCCGCGATACGCGGCTTCTTGTTGTGGGGTAAGCCCTGCTACGGTCTTGCCGGTGTAAGCCTGGAAAGGTTGATTGGCGATATTCGATGCTGACTGAATCTGGCTGTAGATCGCATCCTGCATCCACTTCGGGATTTCAGTGGAGCTGGTGGTGTATGACGTAGCTGGTGTGCCGGTGAACAGTCCCATTATGCGGCCTCTTTGATGTAGTTGAGGGGTGATTTGGCGTTGGGGCTGAATTTGCCTTTAGCCAGTTGTTTACCCTTGTGTTTGCGAATAGCCGCACGCATCTGATCTAACTTGCGAGCACCGGCTTCAGTGGAACCGTCACCCAGCAGGTTGACCGTTTCGGCGTCAATCACAAACTCGCCATCGGACAACCGTGCGGGGATTTCGTCAGAGCGCCCGGTGCCGGAACCTTTCGCGAGGTACGCGACACGGCTCAACGCGCCGCCCTTTGCAAATTCCTTGACAGGTTCCTGCGCGACGGGGGTGATACTCTCAGCCGCTGTGGGTGGGGCTAACGGCGTGGCCGAGGGCTTGTTGTAGTTACCGGCGTTGACCTTGTCCCAGTTCTCTGAGACGAACGAACCGAGCGGCTTACCTGCAGCGGTCGCGTCGGCTTTAATACGGTCCCAGTCCCACACGCTCAGAGTGCGGTCAAAGTAGGCCTGCTGTTCAGGAGACAGACCGGCGCGGACCTGCTCCGGGGTGTTCGCAGTAGAGAGCGCCAAAGCAGCGAGCGGACCCATCTTCAGCATATTTGAGGAGCTGAAGAAGCCGCCCGAATCAGCAGCGCCAGTTGCGCCTCCTGTGCCGCCCAACGCACCCTTGCTGACCATCTCAGTCCCAGTTGGGATATCCAAAGAGTCTGCGATACCAGGAACGGGTCCTCCGGTTGTGCTAGCAAGTGATTCGGCACGAGTGTTCGCTCCTAGCGGTGTCTGAACCCCATCCCTGGCGAACGAACTCACAGCAGCGTCGCTAGGCTTGGCTGAGAACTGACCGCTCATACCGTGCGTCACGAGCCCACTCAAAGCGCCAGATTTGAAGCCCTGACCGGTGGCCGCGCCTGCAAACCCTCCAGCCAACCCCGCGCCGACTGCGCCAGACAGGGCGGAGTTTGTACCGGCAGGTAGCAAGGCTGAACCGATCGTGTTGCCCAGCCCGCCGCTAATGCCGCCGGTGACGCCGCCGGTCACCATGCCTTTCAGGAAGTCACCACCCTGCAGGGCAGAAGAGACGCCTCCGACCGCAGCACCGCCCAGCGCAGCCGTGCCCATCGTACCCAGGGTCATACCGGTGGCTCCGGCAATTGCGCCGCCGACCATTGGAGCGATCCAAGGCATAGCGACTGCGGCGATCACGCCGAGCACTTTGCCGATACCGCTCTTGAATTCCACGAGGCCGGTGTTCGGATTGATAGTGCCCCCGCCGCCCATGCGACGTAGAATCTCGGCTTCTTTGGGGTTGATGTGTGCTAGAATCGTGTCGCCGCCTCGACCCATTGACTGCAGGCGTTCTGCGCTGCGACCCAGCCCGCCGTGGGAGAATTCCTGCACCGCTGACTGGGGCATGTTCTCCTGTACTGCATACAATGCTGCGAGCATCGTGATAACGAACACGCGATTGTACTTTGGTGGCGAGTCCCGCTCGTCCATCATTCCAGACTGAATCGCTTGGGCTCTGAGCTGTTCATATTGGTCCGGATGGTCCAATACGAATTCAAGTCCCTTGATGATTTCAGCGATTACTTCGGGCGTCACCGCTGTCTGGCTCAGGCGATTCATGATCTCCTGGATTGCCTGAGTGAACTTGGGGTTGCCAGCGACCAGGCGCATGACCTGCTCCCGCTTGCTCATCATGTTTTGTTGGGTCTGAACCATTTGTGCGCCTCGTAGTCTCGATGCAGAAAGCCGTAAACGCAGAGGTCGTCATCTTCAAACGCCTCGCGTAGAACACCTTCAAGCTCAAAACCCAAGTGCTCCGCGAATCTGCGCGCGGGCCGGTTTGACAGCTTAATGAGCCCCGTGGTGCGGGCAGCTCCGAGCGTGTTGAACACGTAATCGAAGACTGAATTGAACAGAATTATAGCTGTGTTGCGGCTCACGCCGCCGGGTCTTATCGCAATGTGTAGGTCAACATTGCGAGGGGTGAACCCGCTCAACACCACTACGGTGTCAAATTGACAGTTGGATTCAATCCAGAACGCCTTGCACAAGCCGGGGGCTGAGCCTTCAATCTGCTCTGAAGCCCACGCTATAGCCTCGTCTTCACGGTCGGCGTTCATGTCAAGACTTCACAGAACCGGCGTGCCCAGTCTTGCCATTCAGTGAACGCGTAAGGGTTAGGTGGGTTTGAGCACGGCAATGAATGATTCATCAATACGTGTGAAGCCCACCCCTGCCAGTCGTCATCCATCAACTTGGGCATAGCGCCGTAGGCATCAAGGTAGAACGAAACCTGATCAGCCCAGTCTGACAAGTCCATCCCGGCAGGGTTGGGTATAGTTATCACACAGCACCGCCGAGAGAAGTCTTGTCACCCTGTTCCATGTAGGCAATGATTTGACCCATCTGGTAATCACCACCCACGGCGTTGCTCTCAAACTTGACGCGCAGTTCACGGCGTTGTTCTTTGAACTTGACGATTTGCTGGTTGGGCGTGGCGGCTTCTTCAGGGAACACTACTGATGGTCCGACCCGGTCACGCGAGCGAGCGTTGGCCCTGCCGGTCACCGTAGCTGTCATATCGCCGACCTGCACAAAGTCAGGCTCAATGCTCGTCAGACGCAACTCGCCGTCTTGACCCTTAGCGATGAGCGAAATGTCTGCGGTTTCGAAGTGTGACGGAATAGGGTTCACTGTTGAACCGTCTACCTCATCCACGCCGTTCTCGTGCCACCACGCGCGGTAACCTGTGCCGCTAGGTTCAACCCCGGCTAACAACGGCGCAGCAAAGAAGTTCGTGAATCCTCCAGCAGCGCGCCCGCCGTTAGGTAGCTCAGTGTCGTACCAGACGTTCTCGCGCACATTGTACACCACTGCATGCGTGCACTCAGTGGCCGAGCCTCTCGGGTAGCACCACCAGATCTCACCGAAGCGAGGAACCTTGAATGCGAACACTTTCTGCGCCTGTTCACGGTTCAAACCGTCAAAGAACCAGTTAGAGTTGAAAGTGTTGGGAACCTCGCGCACCACCCCGTTGAACATCATGAACCGGTCAACGCCCGCCCAGTAGAACACGCCGTCGTAATCAACGACGCAGTCTGGTGACATTATTGAGGTGTCTGTAGCCAGTACGTCAAAGTCGAACACCGTAGCTCCGCCTGTGAACGACGAACGAATCACAGCGTCATATGCCCAAAATATACCGGCAGGTGAAGAGCCTGAGCCAGCGCGTAGCGGCATACCTTTGATGATCTTCTGACCCCAGACGCGAGCTATTCCTGAACCCGCGCCGGACAAGTCAGTCGGGTCTCCAGCTACTGACCAGCCTATCACACCTGACGAGCCGTAGTAGAACAGGTAAGGGTGTAGCGACACGACGCCACCGGAAGCATTAGCCCCTGCGGGCAGGGTGATACCCGTGAGCGCGCCTGTGCCAGTCAAGTCGCCGATGTAAATAGACCCGGTTGAGTTCGTCTGGTCAGCCCCGTTGGGAGCACAGTGAGCCAGCAGTGAGTTGTCTGAAGTAGACGAATCGTAGATGTAGTCAAACATCCAACGGTTGTTGATGTTTACACCGAATCCTGAAGGGGTGCGGTCAGAGATGATTGACGCGTTCCCTGCTGGGTCCAGTGTGAACCTCACCAACGCTTCACCGGATCCCGAATGGCAGTAAGCCACTCCGTCGTAAGGGAAGGCCGAAAAACCACGGCTGATCTCAGGCAGATACTTCGACACCATCCGGTAGCCGCCCACCTTGCGAGGTAACCCGCGCTGGAACCTGACCCACTGGCCGTCGGTGTAGATGTCACCGTCAAACCGAGTACCGTCGCGCTTTATGCCAGGCAGGGAGCGCAAGACCATAGGTGCTGAAGCCATCAGAACGTGCCTCCGCTGACAGAACCTGTTATGACGCTGGTCACCGCGCTGACCACTTCTGAGCCATCACAGAAGTAGATACCTCGAACCCCCGTTGCCAGCAAAACCGGCGAGGGTTGTGTCGCGGTCTTTATGCTCAGCGACGCACCGGTCGTGCTGTTCTTAACCCAGTACTGCTGCACACTAGCTGGAACGATGACGCTGATGTCAGTGCCTAGCACGCCTGTGAAGTCGTAAGCGATGCGGTTGAGCTGTGAGCCTGTCAGCGTGTAATTCACTGAGCCGCTGACGTCAACAACTGTGTAGTCAAACAGGAATTCATTGACCTGTCCGAACCCGTAACTGATGAATGTAGTACCGTCGCAAACCACTCCACAAGAGTCTCCCGGATTGAGGACCTTGCTCGCCAGCCCGTCAATGCCGCTAGCAGCACTTATCGTGAGCGCGCCTGAACCGCTGTTCTTGACAGTGCAAAACCAGTCGTCACCGACGTCTGCCGCCAGAGGCAGAGTGAATACTCCTAGGCCGCCCGCCCAGTTCAACAAGTCTGCACGGTCGCCTGAGACCACGGCATAGTTCACAGTCTTGGAGACCACCTGCTGGGACTGATTCAGGGTTGTGCTGACCGCCTTGATACCCGCCCCAGCCAGTGACCCCGCATTAGCAGTGGAAGTACCGGCCCCGAACTGGTAGACCTGCCAAACACCCGCAGCGGTTGAATTGTCTGTGAGATAGAGTTGCCACTGCGTACCTGCGGGTATGGTGGCCAAGGTTGTGCCTGTCGAGCCTTTGACCGTGAAAGTTGTAGCGCCCAGGTTGTTGAAAAGCACGGTCTCACCGACTGAGACCTCAGCAGCCGGGGGGAGCGTGACGGCGTAAGCGCCGGTCGCCGTGACGTCAATGATCTTTGAAACGATCGGCGTACCTGCGGGGGCGTCTAGGGGCCAGTTCAACGTCACATCAGCCGTCAGGGCTAACGCGGTCTGACTGACCTCTGAAGCGTAAATGTTTGATGACGTGAATACGTCAACGTACGACGTCGTCATGCTTCAGTCCTCTGCGCCGAGCGGTCAAGAATCTTCATCAGGTCTTCACCGTTCAATGTCTGAGCGGCACGGTCGTACATACCCTGCCAGACCTGCAACCGCTCGTCATTCTTGATGAACGGCGTGGCTTCCAGCAGTGAAGCGTAAAGCAGCGCGTTGGGGGCGTAGTCAGTGAGCCAATTTGTCTGAGTGGAATCATCCAGCAACGGGGGTTGCTCGTAATAAATCACTTCCATGACCTGATCAGCATTCGGAGTCGGCACGATCAGCCACCTAGAGTAGTCGTAGTCGGCGTAGAACCCAGGCGTTCCTGTTTCAGACGAGTCCGGCCAGTAGCTCTTGCAGTACTCAAGCGAGCGCGCGAAAACGGGGTTCTTGTTGATGAACACTGAAATGGTGTCGCGCCAGCGGTCAGGCTTGGTGTACACCGCCTGCCCTGAAGTCACCGTAGTGGTCACCGCGCGAATGAAACCTTGAATTTTCAGCTCTCGCGCCAGCCTGCGTTCGGCCAGTGTGATGAGCCGAGGGAGTTGCTCATAAACTAACGGGTCGTCAGCCTCGGTGAACCCGCGCTCAAGGTAACGACGCAGGTCGTCCTTGAGGGAGTCAAAAGTCATCGCATAGCTCATTGGTTCACCTCTGAATTCGTGTTCAGTTATTTTACTTCACTAGGCCAAGCCTCGCGCAGCGTCAAGGCTTCATTGTGCCATCCGTCAGCATCTGCTGCCATGTCGTGAAGCTCTGCCGAGCACTTTCCGAGAACGACCGTGAGGGCGTTTGCATCTGCGAGGCAGGCGCTGTGGGAATGGCTGGCACTACGCAGGGCGGTATCAGCGGCTTCTGACAGCCCGACAAGAGCAGACTGAGAAGCAGCAGCGTCCCGGCGAATAGCAGTGATCCGTATCTGGGCTTTGCGTTCAGCTTCATCTTTTGCTTTCTGTAAGGAGACGGTTTGCGCCAGTGCGTTGGCGTTGGCCGCAGCCAGTGCGGTGGAGTATTCAGCGGTACGTTCAGCCAAGATGGCCTCATAGCGGTTCTCCTGATAGAGCCATGCCCCGGTTGCGCTTGCGAGGCCGACTGCTGCGGCTAGGATGACGGGGATCACCTAGGGCACTCCCCACCGGGCCAGTAGCCTTGGCGGATAGACTCATCATCTGAGTCTGGCAGATCATCTGGGCCCTTCATCGCTTCAAGCGCAGCGGCGTGTTGCTCTTTGGCGGTGCACAGCCTCATCCTGTTCTCAGCGGGTGAGGTGATGTGAGCAATTGATAGCGCCATCATTGCTCTTGTATGTTCTTCACGACTCATCATGCCCAACCACCTTTCCTCTGCTTCAGGCGTTCCCACACGACAAACGCACACAAGCCCACGACAGCCACCAGCAGCGCGGGCACCAGCCAGTCGCCCATCGTGTTGACTTCGGCCTTCACTTGATTGATCGCGCCCAGCGTCTGAGTTACGGCGGCAATAGAGGCCGTGCCACCGGCCACAACAGACGCGCGGTTGATAGTGCTGGCTGTCATGGGCTTTTCTGGGTCGATGGCCTGTGGCATTTCAACCTCAGCGATTGCCACGGGCTCAAGGTACAGCGCAGCCTCGGCCATGCGCCTACGGGTCAGGCCGGGTAACGTCTTTCCGCCAGCCTTATTCCACAAGCCGAACGCCCTTGCTGCCGCCTCTTTGTCGCCTTCGTTGTGGCGCTTTAGTACCGTGGACTTCTTGAAGCCTGCGATACCGACGTTGAACGCAAAGCACACCATTGCGCTGAACTCGTTTTCGTTCGGCGGGGATGTGCAGGCCAACAACACACCCTGCTCGTACTCAACCAGTTCGCGCTTCAGCCTCTCAGCCGCTTCGCTGCGGGTCATCTTGTCGCCGGGTTTCACGCCTTTTGTGAAGCCGAACCCAATCGTCCAAACGCCTGCTGGGCACAGGTATGCGGCGCTTCTGAAGCCCTCAAACTCAATGATGAGTCCGATTCCCTTGACGTTTGTTTTCATCAGTACACCTTGAATAGGTTGCTTGTGGCGTTGATCGTCTTGGCTGGGAGAATCCCATCGCCGTGGACTTGCCACACGGTTTGAACGATGTAGACGCCAACGGGCAGGGTGTTGCATTGGCCGTTTGTCCACCATGCGAGCGTCAGTGTGTCGGGCAGATCAGCGCCCTTCTGGTAGCCACTGACTGCGCTCTCTGAGCAAACCACGTAGCCTTTACCCGCATCCATGACCCGCACGCTCACTCCCCATGTGCCGCTGAAGTCCCTGTGAATCTCGCGCTCGACATGCATCAGGATTGGGTCGCCTGCTTTGGTGTCGGCTACGCGCACGGACTGGACATCCATCCACCAGCTTGCAGGCCACATGTGAACGATGGCAAGCACGGTTATCCACAGCACGCTAAGGGCAAATGCGGCCCTGCCGAAAACCACGTCTTTGACTTTTGCAATCATTCCAGCCACGCTTTCAGTGCAGTTTTGATGTGCCCAGATGCGACAACAGTTGCAGAGATGCCAGCCAGCAGAACGATCAACAACTTGAGCGCCTTACCAAGTACAAGCCAGCCGCGATAAGCCTCCAGCACCTCGCGCACCAGCGTCTGCTCATCTGCTGTGAACTGGGGCATAGCCTTAACCAGTTCTTCCAGCTTCTCCACTGCGTTCTGCTGCTCCGTTTTTTCGCTCATCCCTTCGCCTTTCTGATCAACCTCACGTTGTTGATGATCACGGCGACGTAGAGCGCCGTCACGGCCCAAAGCGCTTCGATTGCGAAGCTGTCTTTGTACATCCAGATGCCCACTGCGAACACACCCTTCAGGGTGAGCAGCACGACCAACGGTTCAACCAACTCGAAAAGTTTGGAGAGGATGGGGTTCGCTTCGACCAAGTTGGTGCGCTGAAGGAAATACACCGTTGATGCTGCGTCCAGCACCTGCAAAACAATGATGGCGAGGATGAGGTTTTGCGCTGTCATGGCTTACCCAAACACCGCGCCAGTGGCTGCAAGGGGTGGGGGCACGTAGCCGTACTGTGATTTCCACAGGTCGGCAATGGCTTGACTGCGGCCTGCTATCACTTCAAACGGCGTGTCTTTATTGAACGTCAGGCCCATCGGTGCCACACCGTCACCCCATATTGCGGAGCCATCGGCCAGCACTGACAGCGTGCCGCCAGCCCACGGAATAGATGTGCCGGGCGGCGTGGTAGTCCAGAAGTCAGCCCAGTCTTTGCGCATTTGGTCAAGTGTCATGGTGGTTCCTTGGGTTTGGGTGGTCATGCTGCTTCCAGCGCGGCGAGGCGTGCGTCAATTCAGCAGGTACTGCATGTCAAGCCACGGTAGGCCACACCATCACAGGCAGCGAACTCAAAAACGCCTCAACACTGGGTGGTGCGGGTGATTTACCCTGCTGCACAAGCGCCAGCAGTTGATAGGCCGCCGCGTTGCAGTTGTCGCACCACGTAGCGAAGGCTTGGCCCTCTGCCTGAAATGGGCCGGGAAATCCCGCACGCACCATGCATGTGATGCGGTTGTCGTACCTGCGCTGCTGGGCGGTGGTGTCTAGGTGAGCCGTCAGCGCACGGTCAAAGTCCTCAAGCGTCAGCACTGGCGGGGCTGGTAGCACGTAGTCGGCAACCCAGTTAGCCAACATGTCTGCGTACTCATCAAGCGATGTGCCCATTGCCTCGGCATCGGCTTGCAACAGGTCAAGCTGGGTCGGGTGATAGCTTGTGTGCTTCAGTTCTTTGCGCTCGGTGCCACCGGGTGTGGTGGTTTCTGGCGCTGCTGGTTGCACTTCGTTGCCGTCTGCGTCGTACAGCGCAGGCGTGGCAGGGGTGACGACATCGGGCAGCTGGGTGACTTCAGTCCATGTGACTTCAAGCCAATCGTTTTGCGCGGGGGTGAATTTGATTTCGATCATGCTCCGGCTCCTTTGATGATGGCGAAATTGATCACAAGCGGGTCAGAACGAGAAACAGAATCAGTGTTTGTCACACGGATGCCGATAGACCCGGTGCCACTGTTTGCGGTCTCAACACGATAAAAAATCGACCACGACGTGCACGTCAATACGGCCACATCATATGAGCCAAAAAATGTGTTGTAGAGGTCAAACAGCACGCTTGCACCAGCTGCCAATGCAGCGTTATGCATAGTCACAGCCCCGCTCGGTTTATTGAGCGTGACTGCTGTTGCCTTTGACGTGGCCTGCGTCACAGTGCCGCCAGCACCTGTGCCGTAACCCATTGCGCCCGCTGAAAGCGTTAGGTTCCCCGATGCGTCAATAGTGAGCTTGGCGCTGTACGCACTGCCGGGTGTTTGAACCTGGAACGCCCCGGTGTTGTCTGCACCAATATACGCCGACGCGCCGCTGTTCGTGAGGCCAAGGTACGCCGATGTGCCCGTACTTGTGAACTGCGCAATCGTGGTGGCAGAGCCAGAGTTGACTGTCAGCCTGTGCGGCCCTGTTGTCGTCCCCACCAACAGGGAGCCCGATGCGTCGATTCGGGCGCGTTCGACCCCGCCAGTACAGAAACGCATGCTTGATGCTTCGAAGGTCATCTTGCCAAGGCCAGCATACCCAGCGGAATAGGCCACAAACGCCGTGCCAGATGTCGAATCAAGATAAGGAATAACCCTGAAATTTCCGCTCGTGGCATTGAACGCAGTTGCATAGACAGCATCGGCAACCGAAAAAATGCCGCGGCCTTCAACTGTCAGTCGCTGCGTGGGGCTTACAGTGCCCAAACCCACATTCCCGCTGGCGTCTTTGTAGAACTGCCCAGAACCCAAGTTCACAACTCCCGTGCCGCCTGTGAGGGTGCCTGTGTAGCTGGGGTTCAGCGGAGACATAGACATCTCCACGACGGTGCCAGAGCCGTCTTTGCTGAATATCTTCTTGTCGGTCAAGTTCAGCGCCAGCTCGCCTGAAACCAGATTGGACGGGGAAGGGGTGGTTGCCGTAGTCGTCGTCGAATACAGCTGAATTGTGGTTTGCCCAGGTTGTGCCATGATTTATTACCCCAGTCGGATCAGTTTGAAGATTGTGCGCAGGTATTGCGCTGTGATTTCGTCGTAGATGTTCTGCAACACTGGAAGCCCTCGCGTGACGGCTTCCCGGTTCTCAGTCATCCACAGGAGGTCTTCGCGCAG